TTGTCAACTCGTTTGTGCCGCCCGTAGCGCCGCCTGAGATCCGTGAAGTGGTTTCGTCTGTGTCGAGCCTCCTTTCCGCTGAAGAATTTACACTCGTTGCTGCCGAGCTTGGCGACGACGGCATGCTGCACGATTCCGCGATCCACACCGATGAACACGGGTTCTCCGGAACGTCCGGTTGGTGTGATCACACGTACAGGCAGCGCGATGTACCAGTCGTTGCCGCGCTTGAACAACTTCGCATCGCCTCGCACGCTGGCGAGCCGATCTTGGTATTTGGCTGGGACACAAAGCGGCAGCCGTGTATAGTGCCCACGCGTTTTCGTGGAAGTGCGCAAGACGTACCGGCCTTCTCGCTGTATGAGCTGGTAGCTTGCGACCCCAAGGCCCAGAATTGGTTTGTGCAGAGCAGGTGGCCGCGCGGCGGAGTCTACGCTGAGCCATTCGTCGTAAGCGGCCAGTTGCGCCGCGACTTCGATGACGGCTGTGCGGGCTTGCTCGGCCGTCAAGTCGAAGCGGTCCCGGAAGGTGCGGTAGCAAGCGTAGTGGATTGCGTTGCGCGAGGCTGGACACTCCCGCTCCAGCGCATGGTCGATGCCCCACGCAGCGGCACGTCGGAAGGCTTCGGCACATTTTGTAAGCCACATGGCCTTGGCTGTATTGGGGCGGCGCAGCTTGAGCACGAGCGCTTCGCGCACGTGCTGCTGGCGCTTCGCGTGTTTCGCGTGCTTCGCCTTAGATTTTCGGGAGTCACGTTTCAATTCGGCCCTGAGACGGAGGCACGCATGAAATATTCACGGAAAACAACACAAAACCTCCCCGGCCTGAAGGCCGAGGCTTCCCGTTTGGGTGAGCTTAGCCGCGCTATTCGTCGCGCGTGCACGCACGAAGACATCGGACCCTCTGATCTCGAAGGCGCAGGCATCTGTCGAAGCTGCGGTGCCGACATCATGCCCGAGGACATGCCTGCACCCTCCGAAAGGCGCGGTGATGCCCGCGAGGAAAAAAGCACGTAGGCGTCGGTGGAGCCGGGTGACGTGGCTTGCGCTTTGGATAGTTCGTGGTCGTCCACAGCAACTTCCAATGTTCGAGCTTCTGACCATCCCCGAGGAAGCCTTCGACTATCACAACGTGTTCTACGTTGGTGACGAGGCGCATCCGCAGGCGTCGATTTGGAGGAGCCGCGGTGGTTACTTCAGCGGGGAGGACGCTTTCCTCTACCAACCATCACACGGCGCAAGCTCTGCCGCACTACCACAAGCGTGCAAGAACCTCTGGGAGTGCTTGCGCAGCCATGGCGTCCCGGCGTGGTACGGTAAGGTCGTCAACCAGCGGCTGCGCAAGCCGGGCCGCTTCGACGGATCCGTGAGGCGACGCCCATGACCTTTGCCTCTACCCGTTCTGGTTGTCGTGGGTGGTGCACGACACTGTGTGGCAGATCCAGGAGATAGTATTCAAGCTGCCTGGTGTGAGCGGATCCAGCAGCGGTTGGACAAGAGACGGCGGCGGCAAGAGATCAAGGAGAGAATGCTCGATGCAGTGCGTCGGTCGAATAATAATCCACTCGACCCAGAAACGGCAGGTATGCGGCAGTGGCTGGACGGCATTCGACGTCGGCCGATACTTTGAACTTGACGCGATGAGGGTGTAGCTGGTATACCAGCAACGGCGAGGTGAGTTGACATCTTGAATCAAGAAGTGGACGCTGCTGGACTTCCAGCAGTGATGTCTGATGGCACCGGATGGGACGAGAACAAGCGTATATGTGAACCCTGCGGCGGAACGGGCCGCGACATCGAACAGTGGAGAGCAAGCAGATGAGATTATTCGTAGGAAATCTTCCCTTCAGCACCGACGATGAAGAGCTGCGTGAGTTGTTCGGCAATCACGGAGCTGTCCACGACGCTCAGGTCATCAAGGACCGTGACAACCCGGAACGCTCTCGTGGTTTCGGTTTCGTGGAGATGGGTACGGACGCTGAGGCGCGTGCCGCCATCAGCGCGCTGGATGGCTACGACCTTCACGGTCGCACGCTCAACGTGAATGAGGCTCGTGCACGCGAAAGCCGTAATAGTGGAGGTGGCAACGGTGGCGGCGGCGACCGGCGCAGGAGTAGGAAATAGACGGACCCATAGCCTAATTGGTTAAGGCGTCTGGTTCATAACCGGAAGACTCTCGGTTCGATTCCGAGTGGGTCCACGGAGGGGTGGTGGCAGACTGTATCGAAAGCTTGCGGCCGTACGTGAAGGCCCTCATCCGAATACAGGAAGAGGTCCACAAGGACCGGCATGCGTGTGCTGGCAGCATCACACAGCTTGCGCTAGCCATCGCCATCGGCCACGCGTTGGGTGACGACCCGCACTTCAAGCTGGCGGCGCGCGAGGATGTGGCGCGCGCGCTTCAGCACGTGCGCGACAAAGCGGCAGGCATTCTCCCGCTAGACGAGGGCTAGGCTGTTGGCGGACGAACGGCGCGGCGGCCTCGGTTGCTGGGGCACCTTCTTTATCGCGTGCCTTGCTGTACTGTTCATGCGTACGTGCTGCGCGAATACGTGTGCGGATGAGCCTTGTAAAGTGATCCAAGACCTCAACCGGAGGCTGACCAAGGTCGAGCTGGAGAACCAGAAGTTCCGCTCGCTGTTCTTGCAAATCGCTGGGACGACCAAGGTTGACGGGTTGCGTGAACTCATCCGGTCGCTGATTCCCGGCCCATACCACGACAACTGCGCGAGCATGGTCCCCGAAGCTTGTCAGGAGTGTATGGTAGGCGATAGCGAGCGGGAGCTTCGGGTTGGTCTGCGTGAGTTCAAAAGATGGATTGGCTCCAGTCCCGATGCAGGATTAATCGGTAACCAGCGTTGCAATATCACCGACAAGCTCCGTGCGTTGGGGTTGCTCGCCGAGGAGACACCGTGAAGCACGTCTATCACAAAACGGTTAATTCGGGCATCCGGTCCATGGTCATCGAAGACTCCATGGTTCAGGGCTGGTTGGATTTAATAGAATTGCAACATGACTCTGGCATGGCTGAAACCATGGAAATTGTTGACACCGACACGTTCATGTTCGACCAGGGCGGGATCGTGGCGCAGGATGAACCCGCGGTGTCGGTGCGTCTTGGCCGTTGTACGTTTAGTGTTTTCCTCAGACACACTGATGGCGTGGTCGAAGCCCTGCGCCACGTCAGGTCTGGTGCGAAAAACGACGCCATCGGTGACCACGTCTTCATACCGGGCTGGATTCACTCGCTTCTCTTGTCCCCGAAAACAGCGCAAGAGTTGGCCCACCTGCTCGAAATAGAGATCAAGTCAAGAGCTGACGACATCGACAAGGCGTGGGACATGTACAACAAGAGCATGTCCGACGTAAACAGCAATGGGTTCAAAGTTTTACCACGAAAGCGCGAGGACACGCGATGAACACAAACGAAATGAATGTTTGGATCGCTGCAATGGGGGGTCTTCTCGCAGTTACCCTCCTCATTTACTGTATCATTGTAGCCGGACGAATCCATCGAACTATAGTTATTCGAGAGTATCTCGAAGACCGGAAGAAGGCCGAGGAAATGCAGAGACATCGGCAAGTCTTCCGGCACGACTCGGCAGGCTTCTCGTTCACCCGACAACTTACCGCAGGCTCGGCGGCCATAGAAACGGTAGGTGTTCCATATGCTGTCATCAAACAAGTCACCACGAATCACCACCTGCACCAGATCAACGAAGAAAGCAAAAAGATCTGTTTACCTGGCGGGCGCGAAATTAGCTGCGTAGATCACCAGATCGTCGTTGAAATAGAATATCTCGACGGAACAACACGAACCTTCGAGAACGTGTTTGCTGGCGAAACGCATGGGTGAAGCTTACGCACGCTGCCCCGAGTGTGAGAAGACCAAGGACATTCGCTGGTGTGACAACTGCGGGTGCAGGCTCAAGTACGTGGCCATCGACGAGGGCCACGGCTTCGGCCACTACCTCGACGGCCACCGCTTCCACTTCTGCTCGGACGAGTGTCACGACGAATGGCACGCGATCAAGCGCCCGAAGAAACCCGAGAACTGGGACGGATCGGCGAACGCGCGCGCTACGGGCGGCGTGACGCTGGAGTGTCGGGGCTGCCAGTTCAAGATCAACTCGATAGACTTCGTCAAGTTGCGTCCGGAAGACTACACGTCCGAGGCGCTTGACATGGGCGGTTGTCCGCGATGCGGTCACTACATGATCGTGGTGCTGTAGCGCCACCGGAAATAAACACGGCTCGTCAAAGCGGCTGGCCAAGGAAGGATCGGAAATGAAGCACGTAGCATGGACGTTTGTCTCTATCAGCTTGGTCATGGGCCTCCTCGCATGCGAGGCCAAAAAGTCCAAGGTTATCAGCGCGACTGGTGAGGATGCCGAGGCCGCGGATGCAGTGTCGGCCGATGGGCAGCTTCCGAAACCGGCGAAGACGTACACGCAAGTGACGGTCGTCAAGGAATTCGAGGAAGTGCGGTGCACGCGTTTCTTCGACTGCTTTCCCACCGAGCTTGTGGTGAAGATACAGAACGCGAAAGACGTCCCGGAGTGTGTGAACAACCGAATCGCAGACATCTACAACACACGCCGTGACGGCGAGGGCAAGCCGATGTTCTGCGAAACCGGTGAGACATTCCACAATGAGCAGGCGAACCTCTGTCTGGATTGGCTGCGAACTTCGCATTGCGGCGACTTCGTTCAGGCGTTCATGGCGACGGAACCCTTCGCAATCTGTCAGTTCGTGTGCACCACGCCTATGGACTGAGCAAACGCCTTGTCCCTGACCCTGCCTGTAGGCGGTGGTAAGAGGAGTGAACATGTCTGGTGATAACGACAGGGCCAAGGACAGCGCGGCCCCGGTGAAGAATGCCGTCACGCAAACCGTGGAGGCGACAGCCCGTGTCCTTGGTGATGGCATGGTACAAGTGATCCAAGAGAACCGTGATGCACCCTACATCTACATCCCCATCGTCCGCCGCATGCTCGACGCGCTGGAGCGTGTTAGTTCGATGCCCGTGTTGGGTGCGAGCGACCTCGGCGTTGGTGAGGACGGTTACGGTATGATCCGTGCAGGTAATCTCATGTCTGCACGTGGCCTGCGTGACGATCCGGTCATGGCCGGTGTGCAAGGCGTGCTTGAAGTCCTTCAGCCTCTACTTGATCAGGTGATGGGGCAACAGCGCATTCCGGCGTTGCGGGCTGTGCTGGAGTCGCCGTTGTGCTCGGGTGAAGTCAAGCAGCGCGCGGCTGATGAACTCTCGCGTCTCGTCATGGACTTCATCGCCCCCGAGGCTGTGGATGCCGCAGCAGAATTTCTGGGAGCAGGACTCGATGGTGTTGTTCCGACCGTGGCCCCAAGGTGAAACCATGAAAGTAGAAGTCAAGAACCACTGCAATGGTGTCTTCTGCGAAAAGAAAGCCTTGAGGTAGTTCTTCTGACAACCGAAAGAAAGTAGGCAACCATGAAAATTCGCACTGTGAATGCAGACTACACTCTCGCAGTTGAGTCTGTAGACTATGATATCAGCAACAATGAAGTCAACGTACTTCTGACCAACACAGAAAATGGCGAGACAGTTTTCTTGATTTTTCACGAGGTAGACTGTCGCGAAATAGCTCATGCGCTGGCTCCGCACATTCGCCATGCGTGTTACGAGAAGGGCGCACATCCTGCGGCGCGCGAACTTCGGGATCTTACAAGTCTTGTCGAGAACACGATCCACGAGAGCGAGAAGGAGAAGCCATGAAAATAACTACAGACATCATGTCACAAGACGGACGAAGAACCGAAGCTGATATCATGAACAAACACGCACTAGCGAGCGGGGACCGTGATCGTGCCTTGGAGAAGCTCCGCAAGGCGCTGGAGGGAACGGCATGAACATTTACATCCCGACAGTCTTTGGCGACGTGAACATTCACCCGGGGCGCGACGATGCCAAGGGTGTCACCGAAGTACAAACCACGAAGCTCACGCCGACTGAGAAAAAAGCTGTCATCGGCTTGCTCAACAAGTACACGGTGAATGCCGACCCGAAGGATCTGGAGGACAAGACCTTCCACATCGGCGAGAACTTTGCTGTGGTGCACAGCTACCTTGTGAAACAGTTAAAAGCTGGGAAGAAGACGGTGACTGCGGCGAAGCTTGTAGATGGCAGCCTCATCGAGGTTCACGATGAAGAGCAGCTTCGCAAGCTCGGTGAGAGCGGCAAGGCGAAGGCTGTGACCACGACCTCGACGCCTGCACGTGGCTGTCCGATGCCGCGCTTCGAGCCTCGTGAGATCCGTGCGAGCCGGGTGCTGCAAGAGTTCCTCAACCCGGTACAGCTTCAAGACTTCGCGAACTACGGCGCGTTCGTGGTCTTCGGCGGCGACAGCGGTCACCGCTTTCGCATCACACATCGCTTTTCCCGTCTCTTCGAGAACCCCGATGAGCGCTGGTTCGTCAAGGACTTGGACGAGAATCGTGGTTACTGTTCGCACATCACCGAGCTTCCGCCGAGCGAGGAGATGCTGGCGCTCATGATCGCCATTGCCTTCAAGGAGAACTGGTGGCTGCATGAGCGGGGCTGCGACGACCCGGCGACCGGTGGCCCGGCGATTCGGCCCCTTTTGCGGGGTGACATCACTCCGATCCTCACGGCCATCGAGTTCGCGTGATGCGCAGATCTTCTTTCAATGTTACCTACCGTCGCCGCGAGGACTGGGACGGCCCACCGGATCGGCCGAGCTACCGTATCGGCTTTGAGAAGGACGGCGAGGACATCGACTTGCTCCGTGCGATCCTCAACACGTTGCAGGGTATGTGCGCACTGCACGAACTCGACGGCAAGCGTATCCGGGTCACCCTCTCCATCCTCGACGAAAAAACTTCTTGACACCAACACCAACATGGTGTTAGCTAGGGGAATCGTGACACCGAAAACCAAAACAGCTAAGAAAAAGGTCGTAACGATGAACCTTCGTATCCCCACAGTGCTGTATCGTAGGCTGGCGCGGGTCGCGGAGGCAGACCGTCGGTCTATGCATACATGTATCCTCATGGCCCTAGAAGCGTGGCTGGAGAGGCGGAAGAAGGCATGATTCGGCGCTCCCAGCGTGGTTTTGGTGGCTATGCTGAAAAAGCACATACCCGGGTGAATACCCGGGTGACCTCGGTCGTCTCGCCCATCAGTACGGCACAGACGCTGACGGAGGATAGTGTGGACACACAGACATGGCTAAAGCAGTGGGAAGATGCAGGTCGCCCGAAGGCGTTGCCGACCCGGCTTTTCTTTTCCTTGACAGCGGAGATCGTGCAGTTCTTGTACGAGACTGAGGACTGGGAGGTCTTCACGTGGGCTGAGGTGAATTCTGTCGTCGGCCTCGATCACGGCTTCGACGTTTAGTTCGATGAGGAGGGCTGCGCCGAGGACGCGGATGAGGGCGTCGAGAAGGGGTTTGTTATGCAGGGCTTCAGCAACCAAGAGCAAGATGTGATCATGCTCTTGACCGACGCGAATCTTCAGCGTCGCTATGCCATCGCTTGCTGGTGTGTGGCTGAGTTCGCGCCCGAGGCGCGTGAGAAGCTCATCCATGAGATCATTGGACTTACGGCGTTGCGCCTCGATTGCATCCCGGAGCCGTGGAAGCTCTTCGCGTCTACAGCGGAAGATACGGACACGGTTCTTCTCCCGATACAACTTTCACGCTTGCGTGCGTTGGTGGACAACTATGAGGCGAGGATCAAGGAGTGAGGAACATGGGAAAAATTAGCACAGTCCCGATGGGGATCTATCAGCCTCAAGATCTGACGGAACTCATCCAAAATATGGCTGGGCATGTGGGTCGCCCATCGAACGTGGACTTCGAGCTTGTGCGTAACGCATGGCAGGCGATTATACGCAAGCGTGAAGAGATCGGCCCGTATCAAGGCGTGATCAGGGTTTGGTTCGATCCGTTCTACGCGCAGAAATATGGCATCTACAAGCTCATGTTTGTGGATAATGGCATCGGGATGACCGGTGAGGAATTGTTTCACTACATCAATCACGTCGGATCTTCGGGTAACATACAGAGTGTTGTCAACTCCTTCGGGATTGGGGCGAAAATCACGGCCATACGCTACAATCCAGAAGGCGTTGTCTACGTGTCTAAACGGGCTGGTTGTGCACCAGTCATGGGGGTGGTGCACTATAACGCTAAGGAGAAGTATTATGGGTTCCGGCGTATAAAAGATGTATACGGTCAAACACATGACTGGCATACGCTTGACGTTACAGACGAACGCTTCACCACTGCTGCGCTGGATGTGATTAAGGATCACGGTACTGCTGTCATACTTTTGGGTACAAAGCTGGATTCCGATACATTCCGTCCACCAGCGAATGAGGATGTGCGCGGCGCTTCGCGGTTTCATGTCCGCAAGCTTAATACCCGTTTCTGGTGTGTCTCCGATGACATTCAGATCAGTTGTGCAAATGAGTATACACAACACGTTGTTGACGGTCAAAAGGTGTGGGGTTTCCCCCCAGACAAGCCCACACCGCGCCGGGATGTGCACGGACAGCAGCACTACCTTGCACAGAATTTACTACAGTGGGAAGGCGAACCACTTTGTGGTGAAGTCTACCTGCCGGAAAATGAAGCGCTGGTACGTTATTACGTGCGCGATATTGATGCTACGCATGTACACCGTACTTCAGCGCATTACGAAGGATCCGCGCAAGTGGGCGCACTGTACCAAAACGAGGTGTACGATCATCGGGTAGGTCCAGCGGCGTATATACGGCTCCGGCAATTTGGGCTGTACGGCGCACCTAACGGTACGGCTATGATTATCGAGCCGTTTCCGCAGGCTCCTCGTATTATACGTGCAGATATCGGACGTGAAGCGCTCAAGATCATCACACCCTTAAATCCCGGAGTGGATGTTGCGGGCGATTCCGTAGATCTTCCGTGGGCAGCTTATGGCGACGAGTTCCAGAAGCTGGCCGCGAGCAAAGCGCCTCGCTTGCTCGATTTTCTGACAGCACGTGCCGGTGGGCGTTCGGACGAAGAGGTAACCCGTGATGTGCACAACCGACTCAAAAAACAATGGTGGTTCAAGCGCGCACTGGACTGGTTCGAGCGTATACCTGTCGAGGAAAAAGTAGAAAAGCGTTACCGCAAGAAGGAGTCCGAGGAGGGCGGCGGTGGCGGTGGCGGTGGCGGTGGCGGTGGCGAACCGGATCTCGATAAGCTCATACCGGATGAGGACGGCAATATCGTACTGATCGGGACACAGACGAAGGATCGGGAGCGTCCTAAAGCGCGTCCGTTGCCACACGTAGAATGGGTCACCTTCGAGGAGGATGACACACAGATGCGTGCGTCTGTAGCTGATTACAGCGAATTGCGTAATTGTATCAAAGCCAATAAGGATTTTCCGGGGGTGCGTGGTGCGATACACTACTGGATCGCGCAGTTCGTCAAGCAATACGGCCCCTCGGAGCGGTTGCGTATCGAACGCGAGGTCGAGGCTGTCGTTTATGGTGTCTACGAGTACCGACTCATAGAGCACGTAGCTGTCGTACGGACGGCTGCGAAGCGACCTGAATGGTCGGACAAAGAGATCGCGAATCGTCTCAGTCCATTGAATTTCACAGACGCTGTGACGTGTTACACGAGCTTGAATCGCGACATCCAAACGCAATGTCGTATACGTGTCGGTAAGGTGGGGGGTGCCAGCACGTCGGGGAGTGCCAGCACGTCGGGGAGTGTCGATGGCAAATGATCGTGCGTGGGAGCTGCTCGAACGATTCCTCAAAGAGCTTGCTGCGGCTTACGTCGCTGACGACGCGCCGACGGGGGATCGCCTCGCGCTTCTCGAACGGGTCCAACGAAAAATGTTGGTGCTTGATCGTGAGTACCGCGGCGACGCAGTTACAGTAGTCGCCGCAGTTGAACAGATGCAGGCGAAGATCGAAACAGATGGGGAAGCGACGTGTCCGTGTTGTTCGCGACCTACGAAGATCCGTCCGCGGACACTTCACGCCGAGATGATCCAGTTCTTGGTCGAGTTGGTAGATCACTATCAGGTAACACAGGATTGGGTGCCTATCAAAAAATTGTTCACAGGCAAGAGTGGTGATTATGGGAAGTTAGTGCATTGGGAGTTGACAGAGGCGCGAGAAGGGACGCCGGGTTTTTGGCGGCCGACTGCACTTGGTGTGCAATTCGTTTTGGGGGAAGTCCGTCTTCCCATAACTGCGCACCTCCTTGCTGGTCGCTGTGTCAAACGGACCGGTTCACGCGTATCCATCCGCGACGTCTTATGCACAGCACCTAGCACAGCCCAAACCAAAATGAACCGAATCATAAAGCAACTTAAACAGGACTTGGTTTCTGTGTGAGTGATATAGCCATCAATGGTAGCGCAGCCGTTGGGGCACCCCCCTACGCGTAGTGATGCGTGTTAACGAAGAATAGCTTCGAGGCAAAGATCAAAGGAGTAAAGAACATGGGAAAAACGAAAACGACGTCAGGTAGACTGACTTTTAGTGCGGCTGCGAAGCTGATCGGCGTCGATGAGCAGAGCTTCCGTACACACTACAAACGAATCTGTCCGAAAGTGGCGGCGTACCCAAAGGAGAAGCGCCCCTACGTTTCTCGGACACGTCTCCTCGCGTGGACGAACGCGGACCCTGAGATCCTCAACGTGTGGCGACAGGGTCAGACACGGACGGCCTTGACGTTGGCAGCAAAGAAGAAGGACATGGCTAAGGTGACGGTCGCGTCGAAGGCCAAGCCTGCGAAGGCCAAGCCTGCGAAGGCCAACAAGAAGCCCAAGGTTACCAAAGCCGAGCCGCACCAGTCACCTAAAAAACTGGTAGCGTTCTGTTGGGCTGACCTAGATACGGCGTTGCGGGCTGTACTTCCGAACGACTCCGCGACAGCAGCAGGCATCCATACGGCTTTCAATAGACTCCTTGCAGCGGATATGCGCATGGTGTGTACGCCACAACTTGTTACCGAGACGGTGAAGACAGTTATCACCTACCGAGGCAAGCGTGGTGCTGAACTTGAAGCACTGGTGGCTGACGTGCTAGATCGCGTTCTCGGTGTGCAAGAGGAACCGCCTTGCTGTTCTGCGATGCGAACAGCAGTGCTGTGTGGGGTCGATTCGGCTGGATGGGCCTTTTGCCCGTATTGTCAGCAACCCTTGGCGAAAGATGGTGGCGCATGACCACAACGCAGGACAACGAGCAAAACGACGGGAAGGGGTCGGCGCAAAAGATCAAGCGCATGACCGAAGAAACGACACCCGTTCGCACCGTGGACGACGGCGAGGGGCTGCGCGTTTGCATCATGGGCAACTACAACGAGGCGTGGGTGTCAAAATGGTTACGTGAGTACACCAACCGCCAGTTCGTGTCTGCGCGCTATGACGAAATTTCCTTCGGAGTCGGCGCAAAGATCAAGGACTTGAACCGCTAGTGAATACCTGTTACAGTCCTCCCGTCTCAAGCAGACAGCTAGCGGAGGGACACCATGTCCGACTACAGCTACGAATACACGAGCGTGAAGGGTAACTCACGCGGCCTCGGCAAGTCCGAGGCAGCCAGACGTGTAGGTGGTCGGCTGGCCCTCCGAAGGCGCATCTCCGACGCCCGACGACAAAGGCGCGCCAGCGCGACATCAGTCTCCGGCGGCAAGGTCACCGTACAACAAAGACCCTGACCGACGCCGGTAGTTCTGGGGCGTCGTCCAGTTGGTAGGACGCGACACTTTGGATGTCGATGTCGCAGGTTCGAGTCCTGCCGCCCCAGCCACAAAATCTGGACCCGTAGCACAACGGATAGTGTGGCGGCCTCCGAAGCCGTGGATACAGGTTCAAGTCCTGTCGGGTTCACCATGGGCCACTAGCTCATCTGGATAGAGCACAAAATTCCTAATTTTGGGGTGGCCGGTTCGACTCCGGCGTGGCCTACTGAATGGACCCGTAGCTTAACTGGATCAAGCGCCGCACTACGGATGCGGAGACTGGAGGTTCGAGTCCTCTCGGGTCTACTGAGGGAGCGTTGGCGAATGGATTACGCCCCTGGATTTCTAATCCAGCGCCGAGAGGCATTCCCGGTTCGAGTCCGGGCGCTCCTACTACGACTTGCACTGGTATAACAGACGTGCTAGGGTAGCCTGCATGAACGACACTGAAAGACTCAACTGGTTGGAGAAGCAGGACGGCGCAGGCGTCATCAGCGACGACAACGGACGCTGGGCTGTACCGGACAGCGGCTTCCAGAACTTGCAAGACGATGAGGGGAACTTCATCACGGATCAAGCCATCGACGTGGAAAGCATGTTCCTGATTCCGGCGGCGTTCTGGAAGCCCAGTCTCCGCGAAGCCATCGACGACGCGGTGCGGCGCGCGCAAGACGAGGCGGACTGATGAAAGTGCTAACATGGGGCGGCCTATTCGCCCACGTAGACAAACAGTGCAACTTCCATTACGAAGGCGAGAAGAACGCGGACAACTTCCGGTGGACCTGCCACCACGATCTGCGCTTCGCCAAGACATTCTGCGAGGAGAAGGGTGTTGCTTGGACACAGGTGAAGACGCGGCTGCACGACACTGGTGGCTTCTGTGACTGCGAGATCCTTTTTAACACAGTCGAGCACTTCTCGGAGGCCGAGGAGGCGGAGCCGCTGCCTTTGCTGGCTTCGGCATAACGGGGGAGCGGCATGACACCAGAAGACCAAGAGAAGATGGATGGTTCGCCAGCACGCGTCTTCGCAGTGCCGGTCAGCAATGACGACACGTGCGACGATACCTACGCCGGGCACCACAGTCACTACATCGACATCAAGTTCCAGCTTGGCCCTTGCGGTGAGGTCGGCGTGAACGGTTGCAGCATCCGCGATGTGATTCGCGTCCTCGGCGACAGGTTGGAAGGCTTCCAACGAGGGCCGTTCAAGTGCCGAGAGAACGCGCTGGCCATCACCAAGTTGCAAGAGGCGCAGCGCTGGCTCGCGCACCGTACCGAGGAACGGATGCAGCGAGGCGTCAAGGGCCGCAACGAGCCATGAGCGACACCTTCTTGTCCCGGCCCTGCCTTGATGAGGGTAAACAGCGCAGTCTTTATATCGCGTGTATGCCCGGTATGTCTGCGAGTGTCGATGTGAAGGGATCGTTCTTCCGTCCGATCTTGCGGGGGCTTCTCAAGGAGATGCAGGTCACGGCGCATTTTATCCGTTCTTGCGATCCTTCAATCAAGCAAACCAAGCGGTTCATTGAAAGAAATGGTAGTGTTGACCTTGGTCGCGCGCTGTTGCTTGTGGCGAAGAGCTTTGGGGGCGTGCGTATGCTCGTGGACGTCATCCCACATACGAAGGTTCAGTATGGGCGCGTGGCTCTTTTGAGTATTGATCCGTACGGGAAAGGTTATAGCTTGCATCGCAAGCCTATTATCTTACCGAAGTGGTGGTACAGCGACCCTTACGCCAAGGCAGTTAATTTCTATCAGGACAACAAGGGCTTTCGTGGGGCGAAGGTCGTTGGTGCGGCCAACAAGAAACTGAGCTGCTTCCCGGACGGGGAGAAGGTCGCGCACATGAACATCGTTTTTCACCCCGCGGTCAAAGAGGCTGCGTCTGGCTTAGTGGCGTGGTTGTTGGAGCGGTAGTGGATTATCGCTATACGAAGGGGACGCCTCCGAAGAAACGTGGCGAGGACTGGTTCAGTGTTGTAGATCTTGGCGTGAAGGAGTGAATGATGCGTAGAAAGAAGAAGCCAACACCCCGTCCGGTTATACGAAACGTGACGCGGTGCGTACCTAATAAGCCGCGTGTCTTTGGGCAGTCTACTGTTGGATATGGGCCGCCTTACAGATTAGCCTAGAGGATCGACGTCGTCAAGGTCACGTGCGAGGATACAAGCTTGAAGGAGTACAAGACAGTCAAGCGCGTCATTGCTAAAGATTCGTATGTACTTTTGCGCAAGACTGACGACAGCCATATCCTCATTCCTTGGTAGCAAATTGTTGTGCTTGAGATTATGTATAAAGGAGTAGTGAACGAAGAGGAGGAGGGCGCATGAAACGCGGACCATTCGGCACCCAGATGGGTGGAGGCTTTGGCGGTAGCTTCGGCAACGATCAACAACGTCCCGAAGTTCCATGGGGCACGTCCACCGGAATCGCGTGCAACACGTGCGGCAAGCCTATCCGTTTCGGCCGTGAGACGCATCGTCAGGGCAACGCTTTCACTTCCGGCCGTTGGAAGATCACGTGCCCGGGTCGGTTCTGCACGACGGACCACGTGATCACGGACGCCGAAGCAAATGCGTTGCGCGTAGCGATGGCCAACGGAGATCCGCGCAACGTCTGTCTCATGCTGCGCCAGATTGCGCGCTGGACCTACCCGTACAAGGACTTGGAGAAATTGATGGCATGACCGATATTTATTCGTGTCCTGTGTGCAAGGAACGCCGTGGGTGTAACGTGCAGCAATACGGACCACGCAAGATGCAGATCTGGACGCTGTGCTGCTCGAAGTGCGGGTACAATTATGTGTGGGTGGATCAGAAAGCACAGAACGTGCTTGATGCGTACAATCAAGCAGTGCGCTGGACTGAGGAACACAATGCAAAATTCACAGGGCAAGGTGACGCGCCAACAAGCCGTGAAGGTACGTGAAGTTGTCAGGGTGCACGGCGTCAACCGGATCGGTTGCAGTGCGTTCCAAATGGTAGATGGCCCTGATGCTGGTCGGTGGTGTGGTATAGGTTGTGAGTTTGCAAGTCGTTCGCTCGGGGACTGCCTATTCACGACACAACCCATAAGTTATCCTACCCGTGAACGTGCAGCACAAGGCGCGCTGAATTTGCTAGCGCGTATTGTGGCAGGTAGGGAAGACGTGATCGAGGAGAAGGGTGATGAAGGTTGAGTGGTGGGACCAGTTCGAGGTTGAGGTGGCAGGTGCGTCTTACCTGTTCGATTTTGGCCGGGCCGAGTCTGGCACCTTCATCGCAACCAACGGCGAGTTGAAATTCACGGTCGAAGGAGACACGTTGGCTGAGTGTCGTGAGGTAGCGCGCGAGGCCGTGATCTTGCTGTTGGAGGATGTGCGTGAAGTTGAAGCTTGACCTGTCGGATCCGGAAGTCCGTAGCATTTGGGAAACAGTGTTGGAGGCACGCAAGCGTGTCGCGAATTGGCCTGCGTGGAAAAGAGGAGAAGACATGGTTGATCAGAACATACCGCCAAAGGCGTTGGAGTACGCGAAGGAAGTTGTGGAGCGCATCAAGAACGCGCCGCCTCTTCCGGACTTATCAGAGGAGGAGCGCACTCAGAAGGGCCACGAACTCTTCGAGTACGAGGGTACGAAGTTCAAGCGCTTCCAATTGTTCCGTCCCTTTGTCTGGGCATCTGACCTGGCCGGTGTCGGCCCAGGTTCTGATGATTACATGCGCGTTGGCTACATTGATGAGAAGGGCCGCCGCTGTCATCGTCCCATGCACAAACAGGACTTTCGCGCCCTTTTCGTGGAGGCGTCGGTACACCAGATGGATTACAAGGCTGCGTGGCAGGAGCTGTACGCCGAGGTTTTCGAGGCGGCGTGGCAGCCTCGCGATGTGAACTTTCTAGCGGATTATTTGTTGGATATGCTGATCGAGATCGGCGCGAAGCATGGCGGCCCGACCATGGATGCGCTGGCTAATGGTACTGCCACGGCCGAGGTGCACGCCAAGCACAAGGATTTGCATGTCGGAAGCCCTGTTGAGTAAAAATCCGCACATGTGGTTTGAGGCTCTCGACGCGCCAGGTACGCCGCTGGATCGCAGGCGGTGGCAATGTTGTTGGTGTTACATGGTGGGTACGCACGACGAGTTGCAGGCGCAAGCGTGTATGCATGTCTACCCGCCGTGCCCGTACTGCGGCCAGACGCCCGAGTGCGCATCGGACTGCGAAGGAATCGCACTTGCTTTTTCTGGTGAGCATCCCGACCTCGGGCCTGGTACCAAGGTCCATGTGGCAGGCATGTTTCCAGGGCAGAAGATCCGCGCGCCCGCCCGTCGGTGCCGGTGAGCACGATGCCCGCGAATGGGTGATCACTCTTTATCTTGGATGGCGGGTATACTGTGCGTGGAAACGGTGTCCCGCTTCGGGGTTTTGGGGCGAGTTCTACAACGAGAAAGATCGTTTCAAGGAGTGGTGTGAGGCTGTGAGGTAGTGGCGATCACCGATCAGAGGGGGACAAGATGAGCGACGGTGGAGAACGTCTCAAGGAATTGTTGCTCCAGGCAGCAGTTGTTGCCCATGAGAATGACATTTCGTTCGTGACCGCTTTTGTAGGGCCAGACGATCCTCTAGACGTAATTCTAGATCCGGTCAGCGCGTCCGAAGAATTTATTCTCTGCAAAGCGATAGAAGTCACGGTTGCTGGTCGTGCGCTTCGCGCAACTATCGGTGGTGAAGCGGGAGACATTACTACAGCGGCTTCTTTTCTCGATGAAGCCAACGGCAAAGCGTGAGGTAATGCCATGAGCGAAGATCAATTAAGTTCGGCCGTCCGAAACTGGACCACTGTCATTGGCCTATTGATGGTGATCGTGCCGCTGCTCATCGGCGGGGTCGTAGCTGTACTGCTCGGTCTGGGTGCGTGCTCGGCTTGCACGTCTGCGTGCGTGGGCTGTGCACTGATAGCCTCTGAAGAACCGGAGGAATGATCTCATGCGAGCCAAGACTACAGGGCAGTCGTGACGGTGGCCATTTTCTACATCGCCGCACGCGATACCATTCGAGAGTTCATCAACAAGAGTGGTGTGGCAGGCATCTTCACGCTGGCACTTCTCGGTGTGACCGCCCAGATTTGGCCACTGCACTCAAACGTGTCGAGGTTCTACAACTGATGGCGATTGAGTGCGCATGCAGCATCGACATGGATGGCGACTGTTACGGACCGAGCTTCTTCGACGAGCGCTTCCCGAAGGCGCGCAAGGAACATCGTTGTTGCGAGTGTGGCGAAGCTATCCAGCCCGGCGAGACGTACGAGTACGTCAAAGGGTGCTGGGACGGTGAGTTCAGCGTGTACAAGACGTGCATGACGTGCCGCGCCATCCGCCATGACTACTGCTGTACGTGGGTCTACGGTGAGCTACGCGAGGCGATGTGGGAAGCCTTTGATTTTGACTACGTAACCGGGGAGGCACGCGATGACGACTGACCGCGAAGAATGGGGCTATCGCTGGGCATGGGATGAACTCACCAAGGAACTGGATGGCCGGATCGAGTGCTACAATGGTAAAGAAGCCGGGCTGCACCAAGAAGCTCGGGGCTGGTTGGCGTGCCTGCGTCACATGCGCCGCAAGGCCAAGGTGTTGGAGCGTCGGATGCGGCGCGAAGGCGCGACCGTGGCGCTCGGCGCTGTCGTGGAGGAGATGTGGGCAGCTCTCAAAGATGATGGCGAGACGTCCTGTCCGTGCTGTGGGCGGCACATGCAGGTGTACAACCGCAACATCTATCGCGGGATGGCCATTTTCCTCATCTGGCTTGTCCACCAGTATGAGTCCGGACACGAGTGGGTCCACATCAGCAAGTTCCCGCGGAGCCGGAGCGGCGATTACGCCAAGCTCATGTATTGGAACCTCATCGAGCCGCGGCCGAAGGAAGACGATCACGAGAAGCGCGACAGCGGGTACTGGCGGCCTACCGAGGATGGCATTCGGTTCGCCCACTGTCACCTCGCGGTGCCCAAATACGCCCTCGTCTTCGATGGGGAGGTACAGGGGTTTGCTGGCGGGGGCGTCTTCATCCGAGATACGCTTGGGACGCGTTTTGACTACGATGAGATAACGTGTAAGATCGCGGCAGGTAAGATTTGAGCGCACGGTAGCGCATTGTGATAGATTAGAGCTTGACAGCGCATTTAGCGGAAGATAGGGTGGGTGGACATGGGCAAGGCTCCAAAAACGGATAAGTATGACGAGCTTCTCTCATCACGGGAAGTCACACGGCGGCTTAGCATCGCTTATTCCACGCTACGCAAAAAAGTGAATAACGGCGAAATTCCGTCTGTACGCTGTGGCCGGAACTTTCGATTCCGTCGAGGGGACATCGAACAGTACATCGGCGGCGTCCTCCCATCCCAGCAAGCCCCGGAACTCGTCGCTCGGCCCGAGCCGGACCCCGATCCGGTACCGGCTGCGTCAGAGGAGCCGCTGGACGATAGAACATGGCTCCAGCGCTACGAAGCGGCAGGGCGGCCCGAGTCGTTGCCGCTCGACCTCTTTCTCACGGTACCGGACGCTGCCTTCGACCTCTCGGGCGAGATGCTCCCTCAGTTCCGAACTGCGGGGCCTGTTGCAGCCGTTATCGTCCGCAACGCACCCCGGAGCTTCCTCGTCTCGGTCTGCTGTGCCGGAAAATGGGAAGACGTCGACGACGCCGCCAATACCACCGACGCGCGCTGGCTGGCCTGCGACGCCTTGTGGGCCACGATCCACGACAAGCCACACGCCGTCACGGAAGCCTTCGTCGAGGATCTGTGTCGTGCCTCCGTCCGTATGCATCGACTCCACGTGGTAGAAGATGCCCAGCTCTGGCGTGATAAATGCAACGAGGCTGAAGAAGGGTTTGAAGACGACTCGGCTGGGTAGCGCCTTGGAGGCAACATGCCCAAAGTAACTACGAACATCGAGCCGATGGTCGAGAAGCCGAAGAAGGCTGCGGCTACATCTCAGAAGACTACATCCCAGAAGAAGTCTACTACTAAAAAGAAAGCACCTAAGAAAGAAGCGGCGGTTTTGATTGTGCCCGTGTGCGATGAGGAGTGCAATCTTCGCGCGAAATGGAAGGTTGTATCCTGTGACGATCCGGATGAGGACTATCGCTACACCTGCAATCAGCATCTTGGGAAGGTGTGTGAGCAGATTGTGAAGACCAGCAAAGTCAAGTATAACATCCTCTACCTCAAGGGGACATTTGGTGGGTAAGCAAAAACCCGGGATTCAAAAAGGAGACGGTGATGTGCCAAAAAAGGTATTCGTGATCGGCGGCAAGGACCGTCTACGGGAATTCGACGTGCGGCGCGACTTGGTTGCAGCAGGCTTCGAGGTCTTCTATGTACCTAAGCACGTACCTGATAAGGTCTATGCTGGCCTCGACGCTTTCGTACTGGTCTTTCCGACCGATAATCTTGGCCGCACTCTCGCTGGTTGGCTCATGGGCCGTTGGCAGCGTCGTGGGTATAAGGACCATCGTGGCGTCTTCTTCCTCAGCGAACGCGAGATCAAGAACGGTGAAGCGCTTCCCGAGAACATGCCAGGCGGTCCCGAGCGAAACTTTTTCTGCAAGACCATGGACGAAGTGCTTGACGCCTTACGGCGCGACTTACCGGAAGCTCCTGAGTCGGCATAGAGGTGTGGTGTGGCAGCGCTGTGGGCAACAGGTGATACGCACTTCTGGCACTGGAATATCGGTAGGCCAGACTACTGTAACCGGCCCGACAACTGGCAGGAACTGATCATCGCACGCTGGAACGAGGTCGTACAACCCGGAGACTGGGTGTTACACGTCGGCGACTTCGCCTTTGGCCGGGACGCCACGTTCAATCGGATCATCGCGACACGCCAGCGACTCAACGGCCACATCTTGCTTATCTGGGGCAACCACGACCGCATCCTCAAGCCACGTAGATGGCTAGAGAACGTCGGTATCGATGTCATCCTTCGGGATCACGGCACTAGCTTTGACATTGGTAAGTACAAGGTTGTATGTCTGCATCAACAGCCTGAAAAATATCCGCCTGAATGGGGAAAGCGCATCATCTTTGCCAGCCACGCCCCCATCCGGAATCAGGCTCAAATGCCTTATTTTTACGGCCACATCCACAATAATGAAGACACAGCGCAGTTTCCCGGGTGCTGCCTTTGCGTCGAGGTGACGGATTACAGGCCTGTATGCATTGCTCGGGATATTGATGCTTGACACCAGAATGACACCACGGTATGTTGCGATTAAGGAGATGCACATGGCGGCGCAAGAAGAGAAGCGATTCACGTTTCGTGTTCCGCTGAAGCTTTATAAGAAGATCAAGCGGGCCGCAGAAAAGGAGCACCGTCCCCTCAATCAGTGGCTCATCGTACACCTCAAAGATCTGCTCAAGCAGCCGGTGCGTTATGGGAGCTAGTATGGATTACGAACAATACTTGACACGTATCGTCGATGAGGGCATCGCAGCCGCCAAGACGGACTACACGAAAGAAAGTGACAAGGACAGGCTCAAGGGATCAGTTGAAGGCTTCGAGGCATGCCGCGGGAAGTCACCTGCTGAACTCAAAACTCTACTCGTCACAGCCAGCGAACGTGTAAAGCAAGCGTACCTCGACGAAGCCGAGAACTACTTCGAGATCCGTTGTTACGAGGCCGAGGTCGAATGGGTTTGTAACTGCGTCAGCGCGATTCTCATGCATGAGGGTCAACCAGTGATCGTGCCGCCGACCGCGCGTGGCGTGATGAAGGCGGCCGAGGTTGTGGGCGTGCGCGAGTGATTGATATGCCTGACGCGATAAACACGGCGACAGCCAAAGATCAACTTGTGGGTGAGGCTGTGGAGCATGTGAAAAGGTATCGCAACAATCAAAGATGCGAAGGTGATCCTGAAACATGCGCGCCAAAATGGATGACGTGCCCCGTCGCTAAACTATGTCCGGCAGTTTTTCGTTGGCTGAACGAGGTCGACGACCGGACTCGCGAGAGGTAAGCGATGACCACCCGTCGCCCCAAGCGCCTCAGCGAGATCCTGCCCGACCCGGCCGACCGGGACGCGGTGGTGAAGTGGATACTCGACCAGGACGACTGTGAAAGAGAGCACCTGATGAGACGAAGACAAAAATTGGATGTGTGGAGCTTACCTGATCATGTTCTTGACGGATTGCTTATTCGCAAACTGTACGAGCTTGATGAACCTGGGTTGCTCGCACTAGACAAAGAACTTCTCGAAGGCGATGTGAAGGCTACGCAACGCAGTTCACGAAACCACCGCTTGCACTCTACGACCGTGATAAGTGCCTCCAGATCCTCATGGACCGAGACGGCATGAGCTACGACGAGGCTGAGGAGTTCTTCAGCTTTAATTGCGAAGGTGCGTGGGTTGGTGAGAATACACCACTCATCGCGAAGCTGGGGGGCGCGGATTGATGGATCGTAAAGATGAAGTACTGATCGGCATCCCGCCCGAGATGTTACTGGGTGTGCACGCCGTGTACCAGTTATACGGTGCTGTGGATCGTGAGATCGAGGAGATGCTCCAGGTCGTTTCGCCACGGATTGCGGCTTTCTGTGCACCTATGTGGACAGCCCTGCATGCCGTTGTGCGCAGTGTTGCGCTCGACCAGACGGAAGGCCGTGAGCAGTGGGAGTTTGCCTTCTATGTGCCCAAGCTGGAGATCACGCCCGATTTTCGGTGTTCGCTTCCGACCCGCTTGACAGTGGGTTGCCCTTCCGATCCGCTGGAGGAGCCGCGGCACGAGTCATTCGACGTATCGCCGGACGCGACGCTGGACTGGATCCTTGGTTGGCTTGGGCCGCGGCGTGCTGTCGCGGCTGCCGACCCGACGCTGCGTGCCAAGGATCAGATCGAGTGTGAGTTGTGGCTTGTCACATTTCCGATCCGTGACGAGCGCATCGATCTCACATGCCCGATCACGGTCAAGTTGCCCGATGATCGTGTCGAGGTTCTGGAATATCCAGCGGACACGGTACTGACGGTTGCATCCATCATCAGCCGCGTGTACACCAAGCTCGTGATGAAGAAGTACCCGTGGCTCATGACGACTTTTGCTTCGGCGGGCATATTTCTGTCGACAACGGTGGGGCTGATGACCAAAGTTTTGTATAGGAAGGCGCAGGCGCAAGGATGAAGTTCAAGGAGCCAAGTGGCGGCGTGCAGGTTGCTGTGATGAACCTGATCAAGGATCACGCCAAGACACCAGAAGAACTGAAGCGGGCGCTGGACCATGATCACCCGAATGCTGAGTGGACGTTCGATGATGTGCTCAAGTGCTTGTGCTTCTTGGAGCAACACAACCGAGTTCGTAGTACCAGACGCGAGAGCGGTGGTTACGAGTTCAAGAAGGAGGAATAATATGTCCGATCCTGCACAGACGATGGCGCACGCTGAGGCGATGGTGGGTCCGATCCGTGAATTGCTCAACGTCAACGGCTTGACGAACAGTCAGGCGTTGTTGGCACTGGCAGTCACCTTCGATTCGGTCCTATCTTCGACGCAGGGCGTGCAGACGTCGGTCGAGGTCAAAGATGCGATGCATGATACGCTGCGCAAGCTTTGTGAGGCGTCTTCGGTGAACGCCGTGCTGGAGGCGACGTCGAGCTTCATGGTCGACGCGACGCGTTCTGTCATCCTCGTGACCGAGCAGGCCCCTACGCAGTGATGGCCGCTGTTAAAGCGACATCGCCCAATCCTCCTCCTGTTCTGGAGGGTGTGGTCGTACGGTTCCGTTTCCGCAAACAGGAGACGGGCTGGGGCGTAGTCGAGCTGCGCGCCATCAATGGAAAACACTACACCGTGACCGGCGTGTTTCCTTCAGTTCAGGAGGGTGACCGTATCGAGGTGCGCGGCGAGTGGGTGGCTACACAACGCTGGGGTACGGAGTTCAAGGCCAGGGAGTTCACGCTCAAATTCGGTGAGGAGGGGCTGTATCAGTTCCTTCGACGGCTTGAACAGATCGGTCCGAAGCGCGCACGTGCCATCATGGACCGTTTCGGCGACGCTGTGCTCGACGTGATCAAAGACACGCCCGAACGTTTGCTGGAGATTCCAGGGATCACCGCGGATCGTGTGTCGCTGGTACAAGCCACTTATGCCAAGCTGCAAGAAGAGCAGGAAGCGCTTTTGTTTTTGCAGAGCTTGAAGCTGTCTTCCAACCAGATCGATAGGCTTTTGCGTGTTCACACCGGATCGAAGCTGCGTGCGGCTATCGAGGCCAATCCGTATCAGCTTGTCGGGCATGGTGGTATCACCTTCCGGTTGGCAGATGGTATGGCGCAGCGGCTCGGTCATGCCCTGGATAGTCCTTATCGGATTCGCGCGGGTTGCTTGCACACCATTCGAGGCGTGCAGCGCCGCGGCCACTCGTATAGCGTGCGTGAGGACTTCGTCGCCGAGGTAAATTATTTATTGAACGTCGAGGCAGACAAGATCGAGAAACAACTGGATCCGCTCGCTGTCGACAGTTTGCTGATCTTGCAAGGTGATCGTGTATACGGGCCGCAGCTTTATCGAGCTGAGCAGGACGTCGCGTTCAACTTGCGTAGACTGCGCCGAGGGTAGCAGATGCAGATAAAACGAGGGCGGCGGGCCTGGCGTTGCCGTCATCATGATCGCGATGAGTACGGCCGTGGGCTGTGCCATGATTGTTACACGCGGCAATGGCGGCACGACGATCCGGATGCGCCGCGCTGTACTGTGCACGCAGATCGCCCATCGCGTTCCCGAGGCTTATGCGGCGAGTGTCTGCAAGGGGAGTGGCACTGTTGATCGACGTTCAATTCACTGCGGAGCAGCTACGCGCTGTTGAACTTGCGCTGTGCGAGCCTGTGAGCATCCTCACGGGCGGCCCGGGGACAGGGAAGACCACGGTCTGTCGTAAGATTGTGGAGGAGTTCCGAGCGGCGCGAAAGCGCGTGCTGTGCGCCGCGCCGACCGGGAAGGCGAGCCGACGGTTACAAGAACAGACAGGCTTCGCCTCTACCATTCACCGCTTGCTGGAATGGAGTCATCAGGAATCCGGGTTCACGCGCGACAACATGAATCCACTCCAGGCCGATGCAGTTATCGTGGATGAGGCGTCCATGATCGACGTGGTGCTCATGGCATCGCTTCTGGACGCTATTGCGACTGGTACGCATCTTATCGTGGTGGGGGACGCAGATCAGTTACCCCCGGTGGGGCCAGGTAGTGTGCTGCGTGATATGATCGCCTCTGGGATCATCCCAGTCACCCGGCTGACGGTGGTGCAGCGTTTCAAGGAGTCCGAGCGGCTGAAGGTGAACGCGCACCGTATCGTAAAGGGCGACGCGCTTTACCTGGATCGCCACAACAACGACGACTTCTTTTTCATGGAGCGCGAGGACCTGCAGCAAGCTGCGGATACAATTGTGAACCTCGTGACGAAGATCATTCCACGTCGCCATCAGTTCGACCCGGTGAACGACGTGCAGGTGCTCTGCCCCATGAAAAAAGGCATCCTCGGGGTACACAACCTCAACGAGTTGTTGCGCGAGCGCCTCAACCCCGAAGAGTATGGGATGCCGGTTGCGAAGGTGTCGACGTACAACGTCGACAAGGATGTTTCTACCATCCGGACTTTTCGCATGGGCGACAAGGTCATGCAGATGCGCAACAACTACAAAATCGGTGTCTTTAACGGTGAGGTAGGTCGTATTACGGCCATCGACACAGGAAAGCTGACTACGGTTACCTTCGACGAGCAAGACAAGTTCTATGACTTCCATGCACTCAAGGAGCTTCAGCTTTGTTACGCTTCGACGGTACACAAGAGCCAAGGCTCGGAGTATCCCTGTGTCATCCTCGTGATGCACAACACGCACTGGAACATGCTTTTCAGGGCGCTGCTCTATACCGGCGTCACACGCGCCAAGAAGGTGGTCTACATCGTGGGCAACAAGCGTGGCCTCTACCAAGCTCTGAGTAACGACAGGCCTGTGCTGCGCAGAACGAGCTTGACTGAACGACTTCTAGAGGGTGCGTCATGAGGCAGGGTAAGGGCCAAGTGGTGCGGCGCATCACGGTCGAGTGGGAAGACGGCGACACTGAATACATCGAGGGCAATGATGCTGTGCGGTGGTGGTCGATCATCGACACTATCGTGCGGATGCACATAGCGGCGAACCCGAATACGCCGGAGCGCCGCAACTTCGGCGGTACATGGAAGAAGGTTGGCGATGGCGAAGACTAAGTCCACGAAGCGCCGCCACCGCCGCGTCCCGTTGCCACAATACCGGAACCGATCTCGTGCGCGCGGAGGTTTGCGTGATGGCGCATGTGAAAACAGGAGATCCTTTCATCGATGCCGTCTTCGACGGGATCGAAACTGAGGACATGGCGGACGCGGACGGGGAATATCCGCTGGTCTTCCAGTGTCCACAGTGCGGATGCTTGCCGTACGTCTATCGGTCTGCGCACCCCGAGAACGGCGTCGCGTGTCCACAGTGCGGAAGGAGCAGTGATGCACTTCGACATCGCTAAGCACACGATCTTCAAGACGGTGACTGGGAGCCACGCCTACGGGTTGGCCACGCCGGAGTCCGACACGGACTACCGCGGCGTATGCGTGCCGCCGCAGGTGTTGGTGCTCTCGCCGTTCAAGAACTTCGAGCAGTACGAGGGTGACCCCGCATCGGATGACGACACGGTCATCTACAGCATCCTGAAGTTCGTCAAGCTGGCGTCCGAGGCGAACCCATCGTTGCTGGAGCTTTTCTACATCGACGAGCGCCACTGGGTCCAGACCACGCCGTGGTGGGATACGCTGTACGAGCACCGAGATTGGTTTCTCTCGACGCGGGTCGTGCACGCGTTCAGCGGCTATGCAGCCGCGCAGTTAAAGCGGATGCGTAACCACGCCCGCTGGATAGAGAACCCGCCCACAGAGCCGAAGCCCGAGGACTTCAATCTGACGCACGCAATGCTGCTTGGCAAAGACGAGATCGGGGCCTACGACTGGCTCAACGAACAAGAGGTCGGGCACTTCCGGTCCGTGACGGTCATCTTACCTGTGGTGAGAAGCTAGAAGGAATCGATTTCCTTACACAGGAGATCATGCAGGACTTCTGGCGCAACCGCTAGTTGTCCCTGACCCTGCATCGGTTGTAGGTGTAGTGTGGTGCGCAGGAGGCGCGTGTGGCGATGTGGAAGTGGTGGCAGTGGAGCCGTGATCTAGGGTGGGTGGTAGGCGCTGTGTTCGTTTTGATCATAATTCTATGTCAATTAGCGTCTTGTCCGCGGTCCGCTGTAGGTGCAACACGAGAAAAGCTATCCAACGAAAACCATGCAGTTTACCGGGACTTCGCTGCTCGTTTCCTATGCAGCACTCGATATACACGCACCCAAAAACTTGACAACGTGGTTACAGTCGAGGAAATTAAGGGCACGGCATGTTCCGTCGTTAGCTACAAAGATTCACGAGCAAACTGCTTTCGCAACCTTTTTTGCGTGTGGTTGTGCTGGGCGACGAGCGGCCGAGACAGAGGAGGCGAAGTCATGATGCGACGTATACCAATAGGTGGAGTGTGTGTAGTAGCCGTTTGTGTGTTGCTTGCCGGTTCCGCGGTGGCGCAAGAAGTTGATTCTGGAGTTGATCCTGAAACCGATCCAAAAGCGTGGGAGGAATACGAAGACGCAGCTAAACAAGCCGGTGCTGGTGAAACTGTTGCGATGCCTGGGGACGCCGGTTGGGGCAAACCGTGGAAGCAGATGTGTGCGTCCAATGATGATTGGTGTCCCAACATCGCGGATGGTGTGAATTCGGGTTTGCAGTGGTGTACATCACCAAAGTGTATGAACAACCATCGTAATGGGAGCTACGCGATTTATGTTGAGTGGAGCGCCTGGATCGAGGTGGATTGCGGGGCCGTAGACGGATTTGGCCAACCGGGTTTTTGGCCCGCGCAGACGATGCGCACCGAATCTTTTGGTGACGTGTTCGGCATGACGAAGTCAGGAACGAAAGAATGCGGTTTGGCGAGTGTTGACCGTGAGCATGCGGCGCAGTTGAATATCAACGCCTGCGACCCGCGCGCAAATATATATGCAACTTGTTGGTATCGGAATAATCGCCTCATCGCTTTACGCGAGAAGATGCCAGAGGTGATAGTAGCTCCGTTGGAGGATCAATGGTTGATTGCTGGTGCAGGTGGGTCTGTAGGCTTGGGTAAGGTGATCTTGTTGCTTCAGCGTTCAAACGCTCTCGCGACGGATGTGAATGGGGACCTCAAGCATGATCATCCGTACGAGTACATGATTCGTTATCTGCAAACCTTACACGCGAAGTGGAACAACGCACAGAAGGTCAACAAGCTCACGAAGTCCATGGGCATTAATGGCGCGCTGGGTCAGCTTGGTTATACGGAGAAGCAGTGGGGGTACCTCAAGAAGTTCTTGGATCTGTACAAGAAGCAAGGCGAGTGGTCCTCGATCTTCGGCTTTCGCCCGGGCCGTACCGCATTTCGGATCGCGCGGCCGGGCCGCGTTGCGGAAATCGTTGCGCCACTTTATTACGGGACTATTCCGTGGGGGGAGCCGAAATTACCGGAACGTCCGAAGGGCATCACGGAGTATCCTGGGGACAAGTTGCATTGTGCATGCGGCAACTGGCCTGAATTAAAGACCAAGAAGCCGAGTGCCGCACAGACGCAGGCAGTGGCGGCTGTATTGCCTGCTGCGGCTGTTCCATTTGATCCGGCGGCGCTTATATGCGAGACAAAGAAGAATACCCTCGTTTGCGCGCATCCGAAGCTGCCCACTGGGACGTATCCAGGCGGAGGTTGATCATGTGGTCTTTTCTTCCAGGTACGCTCAAGGAACGTATTCTGTACATTGTGATTGTCTTGTTGCTGGTCACAGTGATCGTTCTGGCGATGTCCGGGCGTGCGCAATCTGCGGATAGTCCACATCAGGTGCTGAATCTGGAGGTGTGTTTGTCGAACCTCGAAACAGCCGACATGATGAAGGATCATTACCGAAACGAGTTGAAACAAGAGCGTAAGTTGTACAAGACGGCGCTCCAGTCACGTGAAGCTCTTTGGCAAGGGAAGTACAAACGGGTCAATCAGGAGAAAGCAGGCATCACGTGTTGGGCGGAGAATGTAGCACTGAAGCAACAGATCGAAGACGAGAAGAATTTTTATCATTGGAGTCTCAAGTTCGGTGGCTACATCAAGGAGAAGACGCCGCGTGAGATCAAGCAGCACGAAAAGAAGGTGCAAGCTTACGTGGACAGTTTGGATTCAGAGGAGCTTGCGAAGCTTGAAGATGACTGAGGTGTGCGGCGGCAGACGAGGATACATTGAAGACGCGCGAGGTGGTCGTTTCGGGCAACTTAAACGTACTGCGTGTCCTACTGGGTTGTGTGCCACGTACACCGTCGATGTCGAGATTTACGACTGGCCCGAAATTTGACTTTCGGTAGCCTGGTCTGCTACAACAGTGATCGACACGGGCGACCATCCGCCTGAAAACCAACCACGCAGCCCCGCTCGGCGAAAGCTGACGGGGCACACGTATTTCTGGGGTTAGAGCTTTTTCGGATCTACTAGAAGTTGGACCTTGTTGGTTGACCGTGCTTCGTCCCCGACCTTACTGGCCTGAATCTTCGATATGATCTCTTCGCTATCGAGCTGCTCCACGGCAGCGTGTGCGTACTTGACGTCGACGGAGCGTTTCACAATTTCGCGGAAGGGGACAAGGTCACCTCGTTTGTATTCTGATTCCTTCAACCATGCTTTGATCCGTTGCGCGGCTCGGACGAAGTCTGAGTCGCTCATCATCTGGATGAGGTACTCTTCGATGACGTCGATGCAGCGATAGGTCATGGGTGCGACCCGGTCCGTCACGAGGCTGCTGTAGACTGTGCGATGCTGCATCGAGGCTGCGTATAGCGCTGCAATCTTGTGAGCGTGTGTGGCGTTGCGCTCGATAAGGGATCCGTAACTACGGTCGACTTCATTGCCGCGTTTCTCTACCCATAAGGAGAGTTCAGCCAGCGCGTCGTCTGCTTCCTTCGAGGCGTGTAGCACACGTTGGGCTGCTGACCACTTCGCGATCTGGAGCAGCCCATCCTGTAGCCTGTTGAGGTCGTCTGGGTAGTATCGCGGGCGGCGCATCCACTTCTTCCGGTCCCCGGCCACGAAGAACATCCTCGACAAAAAGCCCGACCGGAAGTCCAAGTCCCTCAGATGTCGGTCGAGCAGGTCAAGGGCGGCTCCCCCGATCATGTTGATGCGAGGATCCTCGATCTTCTCGTCGCCCTTGCCGCGGGTCACGCGCCCGCTCGTCTCGCCGTCGAACAAATCCATCAACTGCGTCTTCATTGACCGCGCGTACTTCTGGTCAAGCTGGGCAAGAAACGACGGAAATTCCGGGATCACCATGATGCACTGCGGCTGCTGCGCAATCTTGCTGTAGATTGCCTCCGGCGACCCCGACCATGGAACGAGGAAGTAGGAGAAGTTCCGAGCCAAGACCTTCCGTACAAGGTTCACGGCCGTTGATTTCCGCTGCTTGGCGCTCGTCCCAGCCGTCAGTATCCACATATTGAGCGGAATGGGTGCGTCGTCTGGCGTGGGCTGGAAGACGCAGTTCGCGCCGACCACCGTGGCTAGGCAAGCCAAGCCCGAGGCGATATGGTAGATGGGCGGCGCGTCCGTGACCTCCAGCGCGTAATTCATGAAATCGCGCAGCCAACCTACCCCGGGGACCAGCTTGCGCCAGTCGTAGCCGTACGCTTCCGCGAGACAGCTATCGCATCGACAATCGTTAGGGTGATAATTCTTTCGCCGCCGACCCGACGCACGGCTTGTCATGAACTTAGATCCTTGATGACATATAGTTTGGTCTGTTCTCCTTGCGTATTAGGCGGGTTACACCAGTTCTGATTTTCGCCACCGACCCCTCCGTTGAAACGATTTACCGTCATCAGAACTCCTTCTTTTGTGTAGGAAGTGAGAGACTTGATGCGCGACTCCATCTTTGTTGTACAGAAGACGAGAGCCGCCGTTGTTTTCGTGTGCTAATTTGAAATCTTGTGTTGTTTTCGCAGGTTAGACAGGTTGCTGACCCGTTTTCGGGCGACGTGTAGCTTATTCTCGGGGGGCAGTTTCCCGAGCTGCGTTCAATAGCATTCATCTGTTCCAATCACCTGTCTTGGTGGATACCCACAGTGTGGGGGATCTACGAACATACAGAAACCGGTTGTCGGATGTCAAGAATCCGTCTGGGGTTTTTTTATGGTCATGTCGTTTTTTTGTTGACGGCTTTGCAAAGGTCGTGGTACTAAGTTTTCTTGCGATGCGGAGGCGTCCAAATCGCAGGCAAGGTTGGTTGGAGGATGGTTTGGATTGGGTAAAGACTCGTCTTAGCCCACGGGAGCGGTCGCGCCTCGAAGGCGTACCCGGCGTCGTGGTTGGGGAAGGTTGGGACAAGGTACACCTTTCTCATTTCCCGTTGATCGAACGGGAACTCGGCACGGCCGCCGCGCCTGAGGATGTGCGTCTCAGACCGTATCAAGCGGAAGGCGTAGCATTCTTACTAGCGCGTGAGGGAGCACTCCTTGCTGACTCGTGCGGCCTTGGCAAAACCAGACAGGTGTTAGGGGCGACCCGGAAGTTTCCGGTTGTCGTGGTGGGACCGAAAATCGCAGTACGCGAGCGAGGGGTCTGGTTTGCCGAGGCGCGCGAGTTTTTTCCCGATGCTGAGTACGCCGCGTTGACGGGTCGTCAACAAGATCGTGCACTCCCCAAGGCCGACTTCTATTTACTTAACTATGACATCCTTCATCATCGGTGGGGCCAGTTCCTTACGGATGGTATCGGTACACTGATCGTCGATGAGGCGCACAAAATCGGTAACCTCAAGACTCAGCGTTCTAGGGCAGTGCAGGCGTTATCAGGTTGCGCAGAAGTTGTGTACGCCGTGACAGCTACACCGATGCCGAATCGTCCCGCGAATTTGTATTCCTTACTGCACTTGATCAATTCAGGTGCGTGGGGCGGGTTCTGGGACTTCGCTAAGCGCTATGCCGACGCTCGACCGAACTACTACGGAATGGAGGCCAAGGGCCTCTCGAACAAGGAAGAGCTGCGCGCACGCCTTCAGGCTGTGATGCTCCAGCGTTTCTGGTACGAGGTTTCTGATCAGGTTCCGTCAGTGGCGCGTGAGCGCATGATCGTAGACCTCGATCCGAAAGCGCGTAGGCGCTATAAGCAGATCGAGGCCGACCTGCGACAAGCGGTGAAGCAGCGGACCAAGGCGGCTAAGCTTCAGCAGATCACTGCACTGCGTAAGTTCTGTGGGCTTGAGAAGGCCAAGGCTGTGGCCGAGTTCGTGATAGACCGCGTACCGGAAGAGTCGGTCGTCATTTGGATATGGCATCATGAAGTAGCCGACGAGATTGCTACCTTGCTTACAAAGCGAGGCATCGAGTCCGTGCAGGTGACGGGGGCCGAATCGGGCAAGGCCCGCGATGTTGCCATCGAGCGTTTCCAGACGAAGACAGTGCCCGTTATGCTGGCACAGTACGAGGCAGCAGGCGTCTCAGCCGATTTCACAGCCGCACGCCTTGCCGTCTTCTGTGAGTTGGACTGGCTCAACATCAATATTCAGCAGGCCGAGGGGCGCACATGGCGTTGGAAGCAGACTCGCGGCTGTTTGATGTACTACTTCATCGTCGAGGACTCCATCGAAGAGATGATCCTTGATTACTTATGGAAGAAGGCGTCGTTCACGGCCGATGCGCTCGGCGACGGAAGCCAGATCGACGTACTCAGCCAGATTGACGAGCGGGCAAACGTGGACCCGCGTGGGGAGATCCTCGACATGATCGAGGAAATGGTTGCGAAGGGGTTGGATGTCGAAGCATGAACATTGTCCTGTGGGTGTGGTAAAGCGTGGGCGCGATGGACAGCGTGGCTGGAACTAGCGGCAAGCGTATCATCCTGGACAGCGAGTGGGACATAGCGCCCCTCGATGTGCTCATGGACGACTTGTTGGATTCCGACCGCCGTGGCGGCCCAACGCCGCATGGGTGGCACAAGTGGAATGATCTCTTACAGTGTCCGCGTAAGTACGATCTTCTCTACAACCAGAACCGTGCACCGATGGCGCGTAGCAACGCACTGGAGTTCGGAGGCCTTATTCACGAGTGCCTCGCACTCTACTATGAAGAAATCGATGCGTTCATGGCAGAGGTCGATAACACGCGAGCCGACCGGTTATACGCTGCGTTCTGCGACGAGCCGCGCTGGATCCGTTTGCTTACTGGTATCCTTGATTCAGGCGTCGAGTCGTACATGGAGATAGCGCAAGACGTCAAACGCCTCATGGACGCTTACATCGGCTTCTATCCCATGCTCCAGGATCCGTTCTTGCAGCATGAGGTTGTCGCCGTCGAGGAGTTCGTGGAGGTCCAGGGGACCTTCCCCTTCACGTCACGCATCGATCTTGTCTACCGTACCGTGGGTGGTTTGTGGATCGTGGATCACAAGAGTTCGCGCGCGATGGGACAAGACTTGACCTCGGGCTGGGCGATCAACGGCCAGATGCTCGGCTTGGCTTATGCAGCCACACATCACTGGCCCGACGAACCGATACTGGGCCTCATCATCAATGTCCTGGTGCGGACCAAGACGCCGCAGTTCAAGCGGGTAACGTTACCGTTGCGCCGGGATCTGATTGGTGAGTGGATTACGAAAATGGAGATTTGGTTGAACAGCATATTGCCGCAGTACGAAACGACGGGCTGGCCGCCGAATTATGCCTCATGCATACACCGTTACGGTCGTTGCCCCTTCTATTCGTATTGCGAAGCCGGGGAAGCTGATGCGTTGCTGGACGAGCCGCCACGACCGATGCTGGAAATCGATACTGACAACATCGACGACATCGAGGTGTAACGGATGGATTGGAAAAAAGAACCGATTCTGTACGTGGATACTGAAACGACTGGTGTGAACCCGGAGGCGGATCGCATCGTCGAGCTTGCAATGGCACTCATGATGGATGGTGACGTGCGCTGGTCGTACGTTACGCTCGTCAATCCCGAGATGCCTATCCCGGAGGGCGCAGCCGCGGTCCATAAGATCCACGACGAGGACGTGACCAACGCCCCAATCTTCGCCGAGATCATGGAGATGGTTGGCTTGTGCATGGACTATCGCATCTGCGGCGCGTACAACGCACCGTTCGACAAGAACATCATCAAGGGCGAGTTTCACCGGTGCGGTGTTGATTTCGAGAAGGACTTTTGGATCGACCCGCTTGTGGTGGCGAAGCACTTCGTTACCATGCGCGGACGCGGTGTCCATCGGTTGGATACCATGGCTTCCCGACTCGGCATCGATCTTGGTGACGCAGCACATACGGCCGCCGCAGATACCATCGCAGCCGGGAAGGTCATGCACTACTACGCAAACAAGCTCCCGGACGATCTCGACGCTTACGTGGAGTTGCAGAGTTTGTGGGCTGAACAACAGTGGTCTGAGTGGGTGGCTTATTGCGCACGTGCCGGGCGTAACCCAGGCAAGCGTTACCACTGAAGGAGAAGAATATGCACGACGCAACACTAGAACGCGTACAAAAGGTTGATCCTTTTATGGATGACGCCCTCATGCGCGCCGATCTGAAGACAATGTCGGTAAGCGCAGTGGGTGGCGGCTATGTGATCCTCAAGGCACTGGAAAAGGTGTTAAAGAGCCGCCTTGCTACGTTCAAAGAGGTACTCAAAACACAAGTCAAACCCGGCACGAAGCTGGACGAGTCGCTGTTTTACATCAACCACATCAAGGTGCAGGGCCAACCGGTCTTGTCCTTTGCCAAGGTGCGCGCGCTTCAAGTGAATTGCAAACTGCCGGAGGACAAAGTCTTCCTCGTTCCGCCTATCGAGCGCCGAACGGTCGACCTCGATTTTTTACGCGCCAACGTTCCTGCGGCGAAGCTGGATGCGTGCTACGAGACATCCGGCGAGACAACACAAATACGGCAAGGTGCGAAGGGTGATCTGAAGAAGCGCCTTGCCGAAGTTATCCGGTAGGTGAATGTGGGCGCACAAGCAACACGGGGGCCGATCCTTGACAACGTCTACAACACACGCGATATGACCATCAGTGTTATCCGCGGCTTGAGCTATGGCCGCACTGGTGTCGGCAAAACCTACTTCGGTGGGACCTTCCCGCGACCCCTGTTTCTGAGTGCGCAGACCGAAGGTGGCATCGTCACCCTGCGTAACAAGGGTGTGGATGCTATTGACATCTATGACTCCACCGATATGCTCAATGCGCTGCAAGAACTGCGCGCGCTGGCGAATGTGGGCAAGCTGACGGATCGCTGGAGCACGCTGGTCATCGACTCCATCACTCTCTACTGCGAACAGTACATCAACGAGCTGGTGGAGCAAGTGCCGGGCAACCGCAAGATGATGCGGCGGGTAGACTGGGGTCAACTCGATAGCCACCTGCGCACCCTCACGGTCATGGCACACGAGTTGCCCATGAACGTGTGGTGGATGGCGCTGGAGGACCACGAGAAGGACGGCGAGACTGGGAAGGTAGTTAGCGCGTACCCGATGCTGTACGGCAAACGGTCCGCGAAGATTCTGGCGAGCATGGATGTGGTCCTGTGGCACGAGATGGTCAAGACCGGGAAGAACCTGGACAATATCTACCGGTGTCACACCCAGCCGTATCTGTACTACGACGCAAAAGATCGTTTCGGTGCATTACCAAGTTCAATGGATAACCCAAGCTATCAGAAGATGGCGGATGCCATTGGGCTGCAACAACCCTAACTCTGTACGAGGAGGTACGAGAGATGCCGAAGATTGGACTAGACCTGACAACCGTGGACGCCGTCAGTGGCGGTGGCTTCGTCAACGAGATCCTGCCGCCTGAGCAGGGTCCGTACGTCTTGCGGGTCAAAGAAGCAGTCGAGCAAAAGAGCAAGGCCGGGAACCCCATGGCCGTGTTCGACTTCGAGGTCGTGGAGAACCACGGCCAGGAAGCTGACGAGTTCGTGGACCACAGCGGGAAGACCTTCCGCCAGTGGTATCCGCTCATCCCCCGCCAGCCCATGGTCGGCCGGATCAAGGCACTTGCAAATGCTTGCGATGTGCCGTACGATAGGCAGGGTCTGGACTTGGACGACTTTTTGGATGCGGTACTCGAATGCGATTTGACGGTCGACACCAGCGGCGATGGCCGGGAGTACAACAGGATCGAGAATCCTCGGCTCCCCCCTGCGGCTGGCGGCGATGTGGGAGGGGACGACCCCGGTGAGGATGCGAATCCCCCAGCGGAGACTCCCGCAACCAGCTCACAAGCTCGGCGTGCACCGAGCCGTGGGCGGACGGCCACGACGCGTCAACCGAGTCCTCCGCGCCGGAACGTCCGGTAGGAAGAGCCACGTCTCCCGGTGGCGGCGAGCTTCGGCTTGTCCGTCGCGCGGGTTTTCGTGGAGGCAGGGTCAGGGACAAGAACGGGGATTGCGCTTCGGCGCATAACCGGTCCCCCGGGTGACCGAGTCTTCAGCATGGCGGGCTGGAGGTGCTCGGTCACCTGCTCCACGTAATTCCGAACACGGGAGGATTAGGTGCGCATCGCATTTGATGTGGATGGCGTCCTGCGTGATCTGATGGCGGTCTACGCGCCGCACGTCGACCACAGTGTGGACGAGATTACGACTTACGATTCCGCGCTGAACTTCGCAGGCGGATTGGACCAGTTCCTGGAGCTGCTGGACGGTCAGCGCTGCTGGACGCTGGCCAAACCGCATCCGCACTTGCTCGGATTGTACAAGCACATCGAGGCCCACGGCCATACGATCCTCATCGCTACGGCCATCAGCACTGAGGCGGGGCGGCAAGGCACATTGGAGTGGCTTTGCAAGCACGATGTCAACTACGACGAGCTTCACTTCTGCGTAGATAAGCTCCAGGTCCGGTTTGACGCCATCATCGAGGATTACCCCAGCATGGCCCTTGCGGCGGCACGCGCAGGCTGTGCGGCGTTCCTGGTCCACCGACCGTGGACCGCGAATGTGGAAATCAAGCATCCGAACTTGTTCAGGCTGCCGCCGGACGAGGCTGCGCTTGGTATGGTGATGGAGGTACTGGACGGGCGCAGCGGTAAGTAGTCCTTGCACGGCAAGGCGAACGGAGAACGATCTGTCCTGCACGGGTGCGGGTCACGATACCTCGCCTCCGTTCGCCTTGCGGCACAGGGACACTTGTCTCTGACCCTGCCTGTGGAGGTTACGGTAGTGGACGCACCAACGAAGAAGATCCATCTTTCCATGGAGCGTAAGGGGATCACACAACGCTTTCGGATTGGTAACCTTAAAGGTTACATGACAGTGAATGAGGCCATCATTGGCGGTAAGCCGATGCCCGGTGAGATCTTCATGTATGTGGCCAAGGAGGGTGGGACGCTGAGCGGTTTTGTGAATGCTACGGCACTGCTCATTTCCATGTGTTTGCAATACGGCGTTCCACTTGAGGTGTTGTGTACCAAGTTCATTGGGTCGCGGTTCGAGCCGCAAGGTTACGTGGAGAACTCGGAGGACATCAAGTATGCCGAGTCGATGTTGGATTATACCTTTCGCTGGATGGCACTGCGCTATCTGGGTAAGGCGTGGCTCAAGAAGCTCGACCTTATTGAAGGACGGCGTCAGCCTGTAGGTGTGCCTATGGCGTGGGAGGATGACGAGGTGTGAAGGTACACGTGAAGTGGCAGTTCGAGTGTGCGGCAAAGTTACCTGTTGATCCTGTGGGTCGCGGCCACAAGCAGGAAATCGAGTTGGCGGTTGTGCGCGGTCAAGATCCAAGGCTGGATGAAGTTGTGCAGCGTGGTCTGGGTAGGCGTGGGAAGCAGTGCTTGGCGCTGAACATGGCAGATGCTGTTTTTGGTAGGGGTCACCATGAGATTGTGTGCGGCTATTGCGGGGTGCCAGCTTTTCGCTTGTGGGTGTTTCCCTCGTCGCAAGCAGGTACATACACGGTTTTGTATCGGCAAGTCGAGAAGAGTTCTGACGTTGGCGTTGTAACTGTGGAGGTGGTAGATGCCGAGCCGGACGAAGACTGATTGGCGGGCGAAGAAGTCGGAGGCGTGTCAGGATTGTCCGCTTTGCGACGAACCGATGGTACGCGGTGAGGGCAAACTGGATGGGCTTGGCCTTGTCATTATGGGTGAGGCTCCGGCACGGGAAGAGGTACGACAGAGCCGTCCCTTTGTTGGTGAGACAGGTCAGAAGGTGCTCGATCCGTTGTTGGAGCAGCACTTGCCGCAGAACGGGTGTCCCATCTCGCGTGAGGGTGTGTACATCACTAATGCATTACTTTGCCCATTGAATAAGAGTACCGTTACCCCCAAGCAGATCGAGGCTGCTATTGCATGCTGCAATCAGCGCCGTGTGGAGGAGCGCGAACTTGTAGGGGCGAAGTTCATTATCGGCATGGGTGCGACTGCTGCACAGGCGCTCATTGGCGAAAAGACCGTCAAGACCTATCGCGGCGCAATCATGGATAGTCCATTCGGCCTGTGTTCAATCACGTATCACCCCACGTTCATCTTGCGTGGGAAGAAGACCGGTTCGCGCGTGCAGTCGGATGTGTACTATCAGGTGATTTTTCAAGATCTCGTCAACGCATATCGTATGGTTGATCCGACGGTGCCAGCCGACGAGCGCATGTTCCGTCCGGCGTACGACATCGCGCCGCCGATGGAAGATGTGTTGGGCTTTCTCGATTGGATCCGCGCGAACAAGAAGTTGTGCTGTGTCGACATCGAGTGCGATAGCATTGACCCACTGGCCGCGAACTTGACGATCATCGGGTTCGGGGCTGAGGTAGACGGTGTAGTCGTGTCGCATGCTGTTCCGGTCTGGGAAGGGTCCGGGTACACTACCGCTGAGCTTGAGGAGTTTTATGCCACCTTTGCGGCGCTGGAAGCCGATCCGGCAGTTCCGAAGCTGTTTCACAATTTCACTTACGACGTCACGGTCCTGGAGCGCCACGGTATGCCAACACGTGGCAAGGTCGAGGACACGCTCATTTTGCACTACTGTTTGTTCCCTGAACTCATGCACGATTTGCAGTCCGTGGCCACGTCTTATCTCAACATTGGTCCGTGGAAGGTGAACTTCCGTCGTCGGGAGAGTGCGCGCAGGAAGAAGTACGAGGCGCTGGCGCAGTGGCAGGAGAAAGCGGAGGAAGCGTCCGTCACGTTCATGGAGTTTCGCAAGCATATCAAGGTCGTCGAGCCGCCCGGAAAGAAGCCGCTGGTGGGGAAAAAGTTGGCGGCGGCCTTTACGGGGCTGGGGCTGGATGAGATTGCGTTGGCCCGTTTCAAGAAGGCGCGTACAGCTCGTAAGCGTGCCGACAAGAAGCTGGTGCAACTTGAAGAGGAGATCAACAAGGAGTTCTACGACGAGGAAGGCCGGGACATCAACAGCATCGAGGAGCTGCATTACAATGCCCTGGACGTTGCATGTACGCTCGGTTCGTGGCTGGCGATGCAAGAGGTTGAGCGAGAAGACCTCGACAAGATCACTGGTGAGACGACGCTGAAGGAACCGAAGCTCTACGAGACGGATGTGGCTGTTGCCGACATCGCGCGGCAGATGCAACTACGGGGGTTGCCAGTCATCGGCGACGCACGTACGACCATGCAGACGAGCTTGCGCAAGCAGGTGGCGGAGCATGAGGTAGCTATTCAAGGCTTTTTGTGTGATGTCTTGGCCGCTGCTCAGCAGGCGAACCCTGAATGGTTCGATGGGCGCTTTGCTGATCCGAAGGCGTTGGAGGCCGAGATCAAGGCTGTGCGCGCGGCTGAAGAGGCTGCTTCGCAGCAACGCCGTGCAGATAAGGGTGGGAGCACTGTAGTGAAGGCTGTGGATTCGCGTGTGGAGGGCAATGCTACTGGGCCGCTTCCGATACTTAGCTTCGAGGCCGCGCAGTGGGATGAGCTGTCGATGCGGGATCGTAGTTGTGTACAGCTAGCTGCCATTTGTGCTGCCGGGGTCGTAGACCCGAAGAAGGCCTTCAAGATCATGAGTCCGGAGCATAAGTCGTTCTTGCTTGATGCGTATGAGGTGCCTGTAGACGAGCTGACAGCCAAGACCGGCCAACGTAAGATGGACAAGGACAATCTCGTCAAGTATAGGGGCGCGTACGACGTAGTACGATCCATGCTAGATTACAGTACGGCGCACAAGCTCTTGCGCACGTTCGTGGAAGGCAAGAAGATCATTATCGGTGAAGACGGGCGCATTCACCCGTCATGGAACTCCAAAGGCAGCACGAATCCCGAGGAGTACGGCACGGTTACTGGCCGTTGGGCCAGTACCCCGAACGTCCAGAACTGGCCCTACGAGATGCGCGCCATGATTGGCTTTCGTGACGATGAAGACTGGACGCTGGTCGGTGCAGACTTCAGCCAATTGGAGTTTCGCATCCTTGCGTGGTTCGCTGGACAGACGGATCTGGTCATCGCCTTTAACGAAGGTCCGATCCTAACGCTGGACGGGGCTAACCCCGAGCATAACAAGCTACTGAAGGCTCGGAACGAAGAGAAGAAGAATCTCAAGGAGTGTCCCGAGGGCCTTGACGTGGACGGCTTGAAGCTGGGCGAGTTCAAGAACCTCATCCCAGATTCGCATCGTGATCTCTGGATGCAGCGCATCTTGCGCGTCGAGAAGAACGCTAAGGGCGAGATCTTTGTCGAGCGTGACATTCATTCTGCTACTGCCGTGAGCATCTTCGGAAACGAGTATATCGACGCGCCCCTCAAAAAGTACAAGCTGTTGCGCAACCTCACCAAGCGTGCGACCTATGGTGGCATGTACGGTGGCAATGCAGATACGTTGTACAGCGCATTGCATCGGGACTTCCCAGGCACAAGCAAAACGCAGTGTGAGTTGTTCTTGGAAAAGTTCGACCGGATCTGGCCGGATATTGTCTCGTGGCGCAAGGATTCACATGACCGGGCAACGAAGGATGGAGAGCTGCGCACGCCGCTACTCGGGCGCTGCCGTCTCTTCCCGCTGCACCGACCGGAAGCTACGGTCGCCTTCAATTGGCCCATTCAAGCCACGGCCGGGGACATTATGAACACGAGCTTGCGCAGGCTCTATAACTACGTTCAGTCCCGGGACGACTTACGCGGCCGGGCCTACCCGATCATTCAAGTACACGACGCTATCTACTGGGAAGTCCGTCAGGAGATCGCCGAGGAGTTCCGGGCCGTCGTCGAGGAGCAGATGTCTTGTTACCTGGAGCACGAGACGGTGTGGATGAACTTCCCGGTCGAGGCCAAGATCGGCAAGATCTGGAGCGAGACATGAGCGTTGGGCGCGTCGACAAGCCGTACTTTTGCACCACGTGTGGGTTGGAGGTCCAGATTGCCGTGCAGTCGTTTCGCATCAGCGAGTTTGGCGGCACGATGCTTGCCGTCGTTCCGCCTAGTTCACAATCAGAGCTTCGTTGTCCGCGGGTGGATTGCCCGGGGCGCTTGAAACGTGACCATCGAGGGTGAAGGAGGAAGGTGTGCCGGAGAACAACGAGAAGATCGAGATCATCGAACCGCACAGCGTCGTGCTGTATCCCTCATTCGACGAGGTGCAGGACTTCCCACGCGTGCTGGAGGTCGCGGGTCGGACCTGTTACAAGAGTGAGGACAAGATCACAGGCGAGAGCAACTGCAAGTTCATCGAGAAGATCCGTGACAGCGGGCACCACAGCGTGCTGGAGCATTGCTCCATCACTGTCAAGATCGTGGGCGACCGGTCGATGAGTCATCAGCTTGTCCGTCACCGCATCGCCGCCTTCTCACAGGAGTCCATGCGCTACTGTGATTATTCCCGGGACAAGTTCGGCAAGCTGCAAGTTATCTGTCCACCCAAAATCCAACAGGAAGGTGAGAACCGCGTTGACAAGTTCGCAAGGTGGAGCTGTTGCATCGAAGAGTGTTATCGTGCCTACCTTGATCTCCGGGAGATGGGCGTGCCCGCTGAGGATGCACGTTCGGTGCTGCCGCAGGCTACAAAGACCGAGGTCGTGACGACTTTCAACGTGCGGCAGTGGCGGCATGTCTTCGAGCATCGCGCATTGAACTCTAAAGCACAGTGGCAAATCCGTCGGCTCCTGTGTGGCGTCCTGCTCAGCCTGGCTGAGGCGACACCAATCTTGTTCGGGGATCTACGCGAGAAGATGGGCGAGCTTGCAGATGCGGAAGCCTTTCCGTGCACGTGGGCGTAGGAGGCGGGGCGGGACAAGGAGGGCGTTGTGGGGTTGGAAGAACTGAAGTCTATATATCCCAGTGGGATCGTAGTCGCAGGGACGGGGCACAGATGGTTTGGTGGTGCTGACATTGTGGAGATCGTACGAGACTGGATCAACAACATGCTGGCTACTATCGAGCCGCGACGCGTCGTCACAGGGATGGCTGTTGGGTTCGATACGTATCTTGCGCGTGAAGCGCTCCGACAACAGATCCCGTTGCTAGCGGCTATTCCGTACGAAGGGCAAGAAGATCAGTGGCCTGATGGGGCACGTACCGAGTATCGCAAAATCCTCAAGCAAGCAGAAACGGTGCATATTGTCGAGAAGGGTGGCTACGCGAGTTGGAAGTACCAGAAGCGCAACGAGTGGATGGTGAACAACTGCGATCTGCTCCTGGCGGCGTGGAGCGGGAAGCCGGGCGGTACAGCGAACTGCGTTCGGTACGCGCATCAAGTCGAGCGGCGGGTCGAGTTATTGCCAGGCCTCAAGCCCGAGGCCATTTAGATGTGTGTCGACACGTTAATCGTATCACTTCCTTCTTGGCGCTGGGACAGTGTGTCAAGCAGCCTCGCTGAGGGCCTCGCTGATGTTGTTCGGTGTGTGGCAGAAGATGTGTTTGTCGCTGTTCGGTCTTTAGCTGCGGGTGGCTGTGTGTGGATTCACAGTGTAGATGTACCCCACGATGTCGTATCGTGGGCTGACCCGCGCCAAGCTCAACGATTTCACAAGAAAAGACAGGCAGGGATTTCCCCTCGACGACGCGACGGTAGTCTCACAAATCCTACGACAGACATACAAGCGGCGGCGGCGGAGAGATACGTTTGTGAATTATTGGGCAAGCGTTTTGATGGTTCAACACGGTCTTTCGGAGATCGCTTGGATTTCAACTTAATAGATGGTCGCAGCGTTGACGTGAAATGGATGGATCGGGCACGAGGCCGGTTAATCGTGAACCCCACTGATCCTCCCAAGGATGTGTACGTGTTGGTAAGTGGGATAGCTGAGCGTGGGCTTACCGTCAAAGGTTGGTGTACGCGCAGTGAACTGATTGTTGGTGGCCGTCGCAATCCGGGGATGGAGGATCTAGGATTCGGCCCGAAATACACATTGTGGGACGATGAGCTTCGGCCGTTTTTAAGTCTGGAGCGTTTGGAGGCTGCGGCCAACTTTCGTGGGCGCTGGATTCTCGCGGCGCATGTAGTTACCGCGGTGCATCCGGTGCTCGTCCTTCAAGAAGCGATTTGGCTGCAAAAGGCCCAAGGTGCCTTATTCCGTTTGAGCAAACCGAGCCGTCCTACACTGCCGGGGAAGCCATCGGTACAGTTGGCTTTGCGTCGCAGCCCGACGTGGGCTGACGAAGGTTGGCTTGATCACTGTTTGGTTGGTGCGAAGATAGTCGGTGCTGTTTACGTCGATAAGTGTGTTAGAGCTACTGTTGAAGCGGCTGGTTTAGTTCACAAAGATGTGTCGCCGTACCGAGACGAGGCACAACGTCCAGCCGGACTCCTGCAACGCATCCCGCAATGTTGATCGTGTTACTTGTGGCGGTAGGTGATGAACCCGCGACTCGGGTCGTACGGTGAAACCGCAACCGTCACATGATCCCCGAGCACGACGCGGATCTTGTAGCGCCGCATGCGGCCTGCTAGACGGGCTTTCACTTCCAACCCTTCACCGGTTGTGACCACGAAGTTGCCTTGAGCATTGACCGTTGTGATTCGCCCTTCCATATCGATGAGGTCAGCGCGGCTCATGCTACATCCACGGGACGAGGCCACGCGCGACAGCGGTGTTGATCGACGCTTCCGCTTCTTGTGGTGTGAGGGTGGGCCACGCGTGCAGCACCTTGCCTTGCCTCTCCGTAACCAGGCCCGCCATCTTTCCGCCGTTTTTAAGGTAAGCGTCTAACGAGGTGCGCAGACCTCTGGCGGCTTTTTCTGCGACTGATGTCATGCACCAGCGACAGGTTTGGCAGTTCCCAGAGACGCGAGGGTTGGTGGCGGCGCATTCCATCGGATCGCCGACTTCGGTGTGCCGCCCCATGCAGTGGTAGCCGAACACGGTGGCGATCCCTAAGCCTTCCCGTTTCAGCGTATAGCGAACCTCGTCGATCCGTTCTCCCAGCGGGAACCCGGCGGGGATGGGTTGCGCGAAGGCCATAGAGGCTTCGGTGGCATAAGCAAAACCGACGAAGCTGTCGCCAAGCTTATGCGCAGCGTCTATGAGCTTGCCGAGGTGTTGGCCGTGAGGCCCGAACGGAGGGGTGCTGGGATCGAGGCTGATCTGGATGAAGAGGTTGCGGCGCGGGGTGAGCTTCTTGGCCCACTTCGCAATACGCGTGAAACCCCACAGACGGAAAGGTCCGCTGTCAAGTTCGCCGAGCAAGGGATCAATGCTCATTTGTTTCGATGTGAAGGTGTCGCGTTCAGAGAGCTTCGTGATCGTGTTGGCGAGCTTGACTGCGCCGCTATCGAAATCGCCGCCTCCGTTCCAGCGCAGGTTGTTGATTCCGACAGGGTAGAAGTACGGCTTGCGGTTCCGACAAAAATGTATGATACGTTTCGCTTCCTTTTCAAGCTCAGCCTGGGGTGCGTTACGGTACCACTTCGTCAAGAGGCGGTTCTGCATGTAGCGGCGTTGATGGGCGTTCATCGTATCCCAGTTGGTTTCGGCCCACGTCACGAACCGAGCGGTCTTGGCATAGCAGTGGCTCATGCACCAGTCGGTTGGCATGCACGTACCGCCTTCAACGCGGACGTCTTTCTTGTTGTAGGGGTTCAGCCCTTGGCCGCGCGCCAGTTTGGCTCGGCCTTGTTTGGTCGGAACCCTGTACCCGTCGATGCGGGTGTTGAAGGAGCGGATGGCCTTGCCGTTGTCGGAGATCTTTAGCTTGTACCGTGCAAGGTCTTTCACAATTATGGCCGGTGTGTCGGCTGGTGCGAGGTAGCCTGGAGGCAGTGGCGGCGTCGGCACGACCTGTCCGAAGGCTCCATAACCAGAACCATCATCCTCGCAGTAACCCTCCAGTACCGGTGCCGGTGCGCCCGTAAGTGGGCATTGGTCGGGCGGGAACCAAAGATCTTCTTCGAGGTACCGCTCTTCGTAGTCGTCTTGCATCCTGCACTCCTTCTAGTACATATCTGCGATCTGCTGCACGAACTCATTGGGGACACCGCGTCCGAAGTGAATCGCGACCAGGGCTTGCGCAGGCAAGACGAACCGGTCAGTCCACGTCGGGCCGATTTGCCACCGTTTGCCGATTTGATCGAGCAGGTAGTTGCGGATGAACAGCTTGCCTTCGCGGATGTTGAGGTGCACATAGGCGAGGCTGGCACCGCCTTGGGAAGTTGGTAGTTCGATGACGATGCCCGGAGGCTGCGTGGGTAGTCGTTTGTTCCGCACGGGCGGCCCCTTCTGAACGTGTACGCTGACGCGCTTGACGCGCGTCCCTGCGAAGGTGCCGCGATCCTCGAAGGCGTGAGCGAGCTGCTCGGCCAGTTTGGTAACCAGGACTATCTCGTGCGGCGTCATCGACTTGCATTGTGGCACAAGAGGTGTGTAAATTCCAACTACGGAGGTTGCGATGCTGCCGAAAGTGAAGGTCAATGAGTTTAACTCGAAGGTGTTGAAAGCCAAGAAGCCTGTAGTCGTAGACTTCAGCGCTGATTGGTGTGAGCCGTGCAAGATGCTGGAGCCGATCCTCGACAAGATCGCTGACAAGTACAAGGAAGACGTGGAGTTCTACTCCGCGGATGCCGACGAGATCGGCGAAGTCATGGCCCGGTACAAGCTGTTTAGCTTGCCCACTGTTGCCCTGTTCCGCGCAGGCCAGCTCGTGGGAACCGCAGTAGGTGTCGACAACAACTCCGCGGCCGAGATCGAGGCGCTGTTGCAGCCGAATTGACCGCGATCTTGTCCTGACCCTGCCTTCGGGAACGTGTTTTCGCGGACTTACGCGCACAAATTCACTTAATTCTTGCAATCCTGGCACGACTGCGTTTATATTAGAGTCGATTCAAGGAGGCTCTTCTATGAACCGATTTGCATGGCTCGTCTTTTTGTCCGTGGTCTTTTACGGCTGCGGTGGTCCTACCCTCTACAAAACAGTTCGCTATTCTCGGTTGTCGGTGAACACCGTCATGCTTGGGACGCAGGAGGCTGATAAGGTCAATGGCGAAGCGTTCACGGAGTCAAGCGATACCATCGCGAAGGCCGCATATGACGAGCATGTGCTTCCGGTCGCTACCGAAATGGGCCTCGAAGGCGAAGACGACGTGTGTTCGCTGGATGGGTTGACGATTACTGACGATGCCAAGGCTGAGCTTCAAGAAGCTTGCGACGCTGGGTTCGCACAATGGTGTACCGACATCAAGCCTATTTGGCACGACCACTGCTTACGTACGTGTATCATTCATACGGTGAAGGATGGTCTACGCGCAGTCGAGAAGACGGTAAATGCGCTTCAGTACGTTCAAGAGAATTACTCGGCGGACTCCAAGTTCAAGCAACTCAAGGCAGACGACAAGCTCAAATGGACGGATTATGCTGGACAGGTCAAGAACTGGTTTGTGATGGCACTGGTCCAACTTGGGTCGCTTGTTCACCTTCTGCACGAGACTGGAATCCCCATTCCCGAAGCGCTCAACGTTATCACTGACATTTCGGGCGGTTTCGTGAACATGCCGAATAACTACGAGGAACCAGCGTGTGAATGTACGCCTTACCCCGAGAATTCGGGCTGCGAAGGAGACTGACATGGCACGACCGAAATTGTTCACTGATAGAGAACTCCTCCAGATGGGCGGCAAGCCCTTCCAAGCTCCGTCACCAGTCGGGCGATCCTACATCAAAACGCTGGAATCGGCTGTTTCGTAGGGGTTATCATGGCTGATTCACCTGCTGCGGTTGAAGCGTATACTATCGAAGGCTACGACGATACGTCTCGTGCTGGTATTACAGTCGCGACTGTGGTGGGCATTGGCATGTTGACGCTGGCTTTAGGGACTGTGCTCTACTTCGGGTTGCGCCGCCCTCGTCAGGCTCGTGGACGCTCTCCGTACCATCCTGCCACAACATGGGCTACTGAAGCCGTGCCGTATTACAGCGGGAGGGGATAGATGTACGAGCTTGCATGCCCTAGCTGTATGATGTTTGGCGATTTGGGCGGAGGCGAGATCATGACGAAGACGCTCGTCCTTCGCGAGCTTCAAGTTGGCCTCGCTGATTGGGGTTTGGCTGATACTGGTAGTCCAGGTGTGTGGAGCGCTAAACTTGGTAGCGCACTCAAGAGCTATCAACAAGAACGGAAGTATCCGTATCTTACCACCAAGCCGGAATACTGGACGATCTATGACATTGTCGAGCCGCGTATTGGTGAGCCGACGTTCGACATTTGGTCCCGGATCTATCAGGAAGCGACAGGCAAGACACCGAATGCCGGTGTTTGGCAGGTTCAATTCGCGCTGCGCCAGTTGAAATTCAATCCTGGTCCTGTGGATGGCTTGTCAGGAACCCAGACGACGAACGCGATCAAGTTATGGCAGAAGATGCACGCTTTCCCGCAAACCGGTGTGCTCTTACCGACGCAAGTATCTGTGTTGGGGGCCGAGGTCGCAGAGGAGAAGTTGCTTGGTACGCTGCTGGTCACAGCCGAAATCCCGTCTGATACCTTGATCGAGACGATTGATCCGGCTGTCTCGTTCGAGGATCCGCCTGAAGTTGTAGAAGCGATTATCGAAGCGCAGGCGGCGGGTGTTCCGATCACTGTGCGCGAAGATCGTGCAGTAACAGAACCAAAAGTTGTGGTTGAGCGTGAGCCGACTACGCAAAAGATCATTTCTGTGACGAAGCTCATTCCAGCTACACCTCCCAAGCCGGTGAATCCGTGGGTGTGGGTAGGCGTCAGCGCGGCTAGTGTTGTTGCTGTGGGTGGGATCATTGCATTGGTTGTGCGGGCTGTTGGAGCTTCGGCCGCAACCGCTGCGGTTGCGGGGCTGGGGGCGTACGAAGAAGACCCCCGTGACGCACATCTACGTCGGGTCGGGCGCATGATGCGCGTAAAGGTTCGGCAACGTTCTGAACCGATGCTGTCCAAACGCGAGAAGCGCCAGCGTAAAGGTGGTCGAAAAGGCCGTCATGCGCAAGCATGGCGTGAGGAGCAGTAAGATGCGCGGCAAATATAGAGCCATGGGTGTTGTAACGCCTGAGTGGGATAATCGCATGCTCAAGCGCCTAACTAATGCGATCACGGAGACAGTCGCGGCCATGCAGGGCTTTCAGAAGCGAGCCATGCGTTCGTCTGTGTACGATGCGGAATATTTCGAGGCCGCTGAAAGCCTTCTTGATTTGCGGATGGTGCCAAGATGCTTGCAACGGCCGTCGAGGACAACGCAGAGGCTCTGAAGGCAGGGTAAGGACAAGAACTCAATGTGCAGGCAACAATAAGGAGGAATAGCAATGTACAACGTGAACTTCTCAAATAGTCTTGGCGCAGTGGAGCCACTCGAACAAGGGCTGTGGGATAGCGTTCCTGGCGACGTTTATCAAGACGGCAAGTTTATCGCCGAGACAAGCGACGAGAACTTCGAGTACATCGAGAAGATGTCTCCGCCCTTGAGCAAGGAAGCTGCCGAGGCCATGGTTGCGGAGCTGACGGCCACCTTGAATGCGCGTCGCGCGGGGCTGGCGGCGCGTGGCATCGACGTGACTGAGGCGAATGTGACGTACGCTTGTGACGATGCGGTGTGCGGCGTCAAGTGGTCGTACGTGGCCCCGGTTCGTGAGTGGATGGGTCGTCAGCAATTCACCACGCAAAGCGAGGCTGAAGCATATCTGAATACGACGCTTCAGATGCTGCAAGCCAATGGCTGGGAAGTCCTGAACTCGCGCGTGACCGATCTCGATACTCCCGGGTACTGGTGCGTCGTGCACACTGTGGACATGACGCCGCTCTACCTTCAGATGGCAGAGCCAGGCGAGGGTGAAACGCTTGCTCCGCCGATCATTACAGACCTGCCCGAGACAATCGTGATCCCAGCCGCTACGATGAGCCGTGGCAAGAAGATCGGCTTGGGCCTCGGTATCGCCGGTGCTGTGTTGCTTCTGGGTGGCATTGTGACGGCGGTTGTGGTGAAGAAGCGCAACGACGCTGACGACGCGCCGGTGCATGGCTACGGTCGATACGGGCGTGCGTCTATGCACGGCCACTACAGCAAGCCTCGCAGCCGTTACTAGGCGCGAAGGAGATTTACGGATGAACCCACTGGTAATCGTGTTCCGGCTCGTGACGGGACTCACAGAACTTATCGTGCACGAACTCAGGGCGAATCAGGAAGAGGCTGCGGCAGCCAACGTCGAAGTTGCCATGGGCTTCGGCCTCAAGGTCTTCGAGCGCCTCACCAATGGTGAGCCGCTTGATGAGCTGCTGAACAAGCGCGCCCGGGATCTCATGACCGAGGAGGACGAGTCCGAGGTCGCGGCCGACGAGGCTGTGAAACGCGCCAAGAACATGTTCGGGAGGAAGTAGATGGCTAGCGTCAAAAAGATCCGTCAAGTTGCGGAAGCGTGGACACGTTACGAAGACTACCTTGCGCAGTTTATGGGTTGGTATGCGCTGGACCTGCTCGATGACGCCGAGCGTGATGGCCTGTCAGAGCGAGAAACAGCAGCCATCATTCGACAGATGCTGGAGGAATACATTCCATCAACCGTTGACGACGCTTCAAGCGAGTTCTGGCGACAAGCAGGGCTGTAGATGACTGAGGAAGGCAAGACGCTTGGCATCGCGTTCGGGAGCATCGCGGTTTCCATTGCGCTTGTCGCGTTGGTCGTTGGTGCGCTGCACAAACCGTCGGGAGGGAATGGTGCTATGGGCGGGGCTGGGACGAAGCTGATCAATAGAGCACGAATGCTTCTCGCGTATATGTCGCCGCAGGACGCGGTACGTGAGCTTGTGTCGACCGGTGTCGACAAGACAGATGCGTATTTCGCAGTTAAGGCAGCAGGCGTTCTGCTTGAGGAGAAGTAGATGGCACGTAAGAAGACGCACAAGGACGTCGAGTTCGCCGTGGAGTTCGCAGGTCCGCGCGGCGGACAGGAAAAGATGCACCGCTCTTTCGAGGAAGCGGCTGGTACGGCGATTGCCATGGCAGCTTCGACCGGACAAGAAGTGTACCTCGACGTCTTGATCTACAGCAAGGCAGGTGCTCGTTGGTGGGGCGGCGATACTGCGGTGGAAATGTACGAAGAGGATCCCGAGGCGTCGATTTCGCAGCGCGTCATCGTGCGCGCTGAGGACGAAGGCCGCATCGCATAGGGGGGTGTCGTGAGCTTCGGACGTAAATGGAAGAACTGGGGCGGTTCCAGTGAGACTAAGCCGCGTGGGATGGGCGGCTTCGCCGACATTGGCAGCCGCATCGTGAGCGCAGGCAAGCTCTCCAAGGCACTCAAGGACGCGGGCCTCTGGCCGCGGACCTTCACAGCGAACGACCTCAAGAAGGGTACCCCTGCCGCAAAGGACGTAGGCCACGAGATCTTCGGTAGTAGGGCGATGATCTTCATCCATGCACAAGACATGGAGCATCGTCAGGCTATCGAGCGGTTCCTTCGCCGGGAAGACTACAAGTACAACCGGCGTTACTGGCCCGGCGCACCGGTCGTTGAGGCGCAGGTGTCGTATTTCAAGGGATGGCACTGGGACGAGTAGGAGACAATCTGATGTTCAACCTCACCAAAGCAGACAAGACGGTCATCGCCGCTTTCCTCGACCAGCGCCCGGCCTCGTCGAAGAAGCTCATAACGGACGGACAACGTCTTGATGGGCTGTGGATGGGCGGCATGGGAATCGCCGAGTGGCGTGGTCGCCGAATCCTGTTCACGGATCTGGGAAGCAAGGCGGCGCAGATTGTGCAGCACGCAATCGAGAAGAAGGCTCCGCGCAACTGGCTCGGCGGCTTTGGGCAGGCGCGCGGGCCGGAGTTGGACCCAGAGCAGGAGCAGATGCTCCACGAGATCGTCCTCATGGCGCGCAACGACGGTCGCTACTATCCCAACCAGCCTGCGATCTCTGTCGAGCAGGCTATAAAGGAATATATCAAGATCAAAACTGGGGGGCTGCGTGAGGATGCGCAGATCATCCGCCGTGCTGCCGTACGCGAAGTGCAGCACGTATGGAGGCAGCGATGAAACGACGTAGTTATGGCAGCAGCGCTGCCGATCTCGAACTAGCACACGAGGCAGTGAAGAAGGCGCGCAACTTTGTGTGGGAAGGCCCGAGCGACGAGTCGGACCCGGACAAGTGGGCCTTCACAGTCTCGCGGCATCGCGATTCGGGCCTGCTCGACGAGTCCAACTTCGCGACGATCAGTAAGGACATGGAAGCGCGCTTCCCCGATGACGTCGAGGTGGTGCATTCCAGCCACTGGGCTGTGGGCTGGATCGACGAGCTTGCCGTGCGCGTCTTCGACGAGCAGGGCGGCATCACCGACGCTTTCCATGCCATTGTGGACTGGAAAGACAAGCTCGAAGACTATCCTATCGCCGACGAGGACGATTACAGCGAACGCGAACAGAATGCGCTCATCGAACATATCGCTTCACAGATCATGTTTTCAGGTTTTACCGTGGATGATCCCGAAGATTGGGCGTATCGCGTGGCGCAGTGGTTGTCAGAGAACGGCTACGACAACGAGCTTGAGAACATCGATGATCGCGGCGCATACCCAAGCGAGGAAGCCGTTCAGGAAGCACTGCGTGTGCTTACACAAGCGGTTGGGGCGCTGGGTGAGATGGTAATGTCTGAAACCGCGGACGATGGACTTCGATACTGGTCGGTATATGCCCAAAGGTGGGTTGAGGTATCACCGGGTGGTTGGATACCTGTTGAGGAGTTGGCAGCGATGTCACCGGCCGACCGGGCACAAGCTATCGATTGGATAGAAAGGACCAGACAATGGCAAAAAAGATGATCATCAGGGCGCGGAGCTTCGAGAAGTGGATGCAGGCGAACTTCACGCGGGGCGAGCTTCAGGATCTCGCGCGCTACGGCGCGAACACAGGCTGGCAGGGCTTGACCTATTACAACGACACGGTCGCGCTCTACGACAAGTTCAACGTTGAGATCTGGACCGCGCTCTACGAAGATGCCGAATCCTTCGGCGCGAAGAACGCCATCGCATTCATCGCTGACTTTGGTGGTGCAGACAGCGTCTCCGACGACGACACGTTCAAAAACCTGCTCGTATGGTACATGGCCGAGCGCACAGCACACGAACTGCTTGGAGATGATTACTAATGGGTTTCTTCTCGTGGGACTGCAACGTCTGCGGCCATCCGATGCTTTCACCGGATGCGACGAACCGGACCAACCGGTGGATGGCGGACGTCGTAGTCATCGAGCCGAACGGTTCCATCTTGATGGGTGAATACGACGGCTACGGCCGCGTGAACGACCGCGACGTCGATGGGGAACCCTGCTGTTACCACCACGCTTGCTGGGAAGTTGCAGGCAAGCCCACGAAGTACATCCCAAGTGAGTCCGCGCACGATCAGGGGTGGTTCTTCGACGACCCCAAGCACGACATGCCCGATCCCCGCAAGTCCCGCGGCATGCGCGGCTTCGGGGCCGTGGCACGAAAGATCAAGAAGCAGCTTCCTGATGAGGCCGAGTTCTACGCATACCTCTACAAGAAGAATAAGGGCATCTTCTATCGCGGGGAAGGTGCGGATGGTCATGGTGTTGGGATGGGTGCGCTGGGTGCAGGCTTGTACGTGACGTGGGAAAAGGCCATGGCGAAGGCTTTCGCTGACCGGCAGAATAGTCACGTGTTCAAGTACAAGCTCAAGCCCGGCTTGAAACTGCTCGACGCGCAGAGTCGTACGATGGCATGGCTCAAAGCGGAAATGGGTTTCCATCCGTGGGAGTACAGCGACGACCCCATGTACGCTTTGATGCTCACAGACAAGGTCCGCAGTTTGGGCTACGACGGCGTGATCAGCGACAAGTTGGCAGATGGGCTTGTGATCTTCAACGCGAAAAACGCAAAGAAGGTGAAGTGATGGGCTTCGGACGCAAATGGAAGAACTGGGGCGACGCGGCTTCCGACAGGCGCGCGGAAGTCGGACGCATCATCTTCGAGCAGTTCGGCGGCAGGCAGGCCATGGCCATGATCGGCGGTCAAGCCACGTTGCTGAACTTGCCGCACTACGGCGAAGGCGGCCTCGGCATCAAATGGCCGAACAAGCAGCGCTCCAAGGGAAACTACGTCGAGATCCTCTTGAGGCCCGACGATACGTACGACATGACCTTCTACAACCTGACGATCCGGGCCAAGAAGCCGGTCAAGAAGTTCGAGGGTGTGTACGCGGAAGACCTTCGACGGCTGTTCGAGGATCAGACGGGTTGGTACCTGTCGCTGGGTGGTGCAGGATTCGGTGCGCACAAGAAGAAGGGTGAGGCTAAAGCCCCCACGATATACCTGACCAAGAGCGGCTCGCACTGGCAAGTCATCGCGCACGGGCAGGCTATAGCCCAACACCGCAGTGAAGAGCAAGCGGCGCGTGCCTACTTGTGGTACGGCGGCGTCCCGCTTGAGCCTTGGGTCTACTTGGGTGGCATCACAGGGGAAGATCGTTTCATCCGCCGCTCTGAACTCTACGCAGCAGGACTCCAAGGCTTGGGAGCACTTGCTCTAGGTCCGCATCTGACCGAGGCGCAGATTGCAGCAGTGCGAGAAGAAGTCATACGCGAAGGTGTGCCTGTGCGTTTCCTTCACGACGGACAGAACTTGAACATCGTGACTGGGGAGTTGCTCCCGCGTGGCACTAACGTCCTGCACCAAATGGTGTACTGGGGCTTCCCGCGGTCGACCTCGAAGAAGATCGCCAAGTGGCTCGGTGTCAAGGCCGTGTTCTCGGAGTGAAGCACATGAGCTTTGGACGCAAATGGAAGAACTGGGGCGGCCTGCGTGGGACGTCATGTAGCGAAGCGGATGGGTGGCTCCCCGAAGCAGAGTGTAGGAAGTACCACCCCAAGTATTTCCGCTTCGAGTGGAACGCGGATCACACGTACTGTCGCCCGCACAGAGGCGATGCGTGGTGGGACGATGCCTCCTACATCGCGCATCAAACAGGTGTAGATGCGATGGCGATGGAGGATTGGTGGTTCCGCGAGGAGGCACGCCAGCACGAAGCCGCGCGACAAGAACAGCGCGAGACGCGTGAGGCGGGCTGGCGGCGTAGAGGCAGTGCGCTGCCGGGGCGCAAGCCACAAAAGTATCGCCGCAGGCGGATCGATGTGGATGACATCCCCTTTTAAGGCGCGAAGATGAGCTTTGGGCACAAATGGAAGAACTGGGGCCACCTGCCCGAGAAAAAGATCCTTTGGGAGGAAGCTGCCTTCCGCATCACAACGGACGGTTCGGGTGCCTACAACATGGAGAAACTACGCGGCCGCCCCACTGACAATCTTCCTGTAGGGAGCATCGAGTATTTTCCTCCTGAGACGCCATTGGAAGTTGTCATCAAGGAAGCGCGGTTGCTTTGCCAAGCCCAGATTCAACGGCAACGATTGACACGCGTCTATCGCCGTGGTGGACGCGGACGCGGAAGGTGAATCATGAAATTTGGACGTAAGTGGGCGAACTGGGGCGGCTTTGGGGCGACGCCAACTGCACGCGAGCTGGAAGTGCTCAAGGCTATCATCCACAGCGCGTATCACGACGGCGCGGATCCGGTGGACAACCCGGTCTGGTCGTGGTCAGCCCTGAAGAGCCGCAGTGACAACGCCGTCTTCGGTTCCTTGGTGAAGAAGGGCTGGGCTGGTTCTTCGTACTATGAGGAGAACGAGACAATCGTCTGGATTACGCAGGAAGGCATGAACGTGCTACGCGCCGCAGGCGGGATGGCCGGTTTCGGTGGTCATGGCGCAGACATCATCGTGGTGGACCGCGCCGGGAATGTGCTGGAGACAGCGAAGGAAGGGATCCCGCGAGCTGCCATCGCCCAAGGCCGCTTTGACTCGCGGCGCTTCATCGAGGCGAACCTGCCGTGGTCGAGCGTCGCACGGATGTCTGACACGGAAGTCCTCGGCGTGGACGTCAGCTTCACAGAGCGGGATAGGCACGTCATCCGGGTCGTCGTGGCAACGCCGGAGCAGCGCGGCCACTGGAAAGAAGGCAGCGCGGACGATTGGGAATTGTACAGCAAGCCCGGTAGGAATGCTGCTGCCAAGGGCCTGAATGCAGCGCTGAAGAAAGCTATGAAGATGATCGACACCACACTGGTGATCGGGGACCTGGACTTGCAGCCAGAGGACATCGCAAAGATCGCGAAGGTGATCTCCAACGCGTACGCGAAGTACATGGCTCCGGCGCTGATCAAGTATCGAGCGCTGGGTGCCGGAGATAGCGAGGGCTACTACCACGCGAATCAAGCGCTGATCGACCACGTGAAGCGCGCAAACGGCTGGTGGGACATCGACTTCAGAGACTACCTGTGATGCACGCGCCGCTCACAGTTGTCCCGACCCTGCCTCAAGGAGTAGTACGATGACGACACGTTGCACAGTTGAGATCTGGGCTGCTGATATGCGCGTACCAACGGTGAGTCTATATCATCACACCGATGGTGATCCAGGCTTCATGGGTCCGAAGCTCGAAAGGTTCATGAAGTACATCATGAAAGTGTTACCATACCGACACGACGAAGCGGCGACAGTTGCAGCGATGCTCGTGAAGCTCTCGTCCGATAATTATGATGGGCCGGTTGAACCGAATACTGGACCTGTCGAAACCTGGATTCCGAAAAATAGCGAGGTGATGGGGGCACGGGCGCTGATTCCGTTCTTCCATCCGACGTGTGTGGTGCACTGGGACATCGCTTACTTGTGGCGTGTCAAACTCGGGAAGGTATACGCAAAGAATAGGGGCTACAAGATCGAGTGTTATGTACCCAGCTTTGATTATGAAACAGGTGAGGTTCTCGATCTGAGGAAGGTCAACTGGAAGGCTGAGGCAAAGAAGAGGCGTTGATGTACGCTGTTGGGCACATGGCTGGATTTGGTGCGACCGCTGAGAAGCGGCGTGTGGACGTCGTCGGTCTATACCCCGAGGAGAATAAGTACCTCGGGACGGTGTGGAAGGTGTTCTACACGGGTGCAGTGTCTACTATGTACCCGAGCGAACGTACATTGCGGTTCGTGAACGAATACTTCGCGACGAAGTATCCACATGTTCCAGCGACGGCTGAAGCACATTTCAAGCTTGATGGGACGATGGACTACATGGAGGTCTTCGCACCGTTCGCGGTTGGGCCTCGTCCGGCTCCGGTTTCGTTGCCTTATACAACGGTATCGATCCCAGTTGAGATTCGTTATGGGAGCTATCTCATTCGTACAACTGGTTTTCGTACGAGCTATTTGTCGGAGCGTAGTATTGCGTTCCTTAACGCATGGGTTACTTCGCAACAGCATTGGTCGGAGAAGTACAAGTATGAATTCTGGAAGCCGAAGGATGTGGTAGTGCGGTTGGATGCTGTGACTGGACGTCCTGACAAGATAACCGTAAACGTTGGCCTTGGATCACTCGCGGACGCGAGCAAGGCGAAGGAAACCTACCTCGCAATGTTGTGAGGAACCAGAAAGAAGAGGAAGCTAAAATGGCCCAAAAAACAAGTAGCAAGAAGCGGACGAGTAGCAAGAAGCGGACGAAGTCTGGCGACAAGTGCAAAGGCAAGATCTACTGGAACGCGGTCGCAATGGCGCAAGGGACCAAGCATAAGACGGCTGCAAGTACGCAGGTCGATCATTGTGTCCGTACTTGTCGTGTCGGGCGCGATGTTTGCGAAAGCACTGTGAAGTCCGGCCTGAAGGGGCGCAGGAAGGCTCGCAAGAGCGGTGTGCCTTATGGACGCAAGCTGTCGCAGACCAAGGCCGCGAAGGCGGCTCGTACAGGCTTCAAGACGGCTTCCAAGTCGTGCAAGCGCGCGAGCAAGAGCCGAGTGGGCTTCCTGTCCTGCATGAAGAAGACGGCCCCGAGGGAGATCGCGAAGAAGATGTAAGCAGGGTCAGGAACAATTTGAGGAGGAGGGTCACCATGGCCGAGAAGTGGCGACGTTTTACTGCGTCCGATAATCCGTGGTCCCACGAGCCAGCAGAAGGTTGGCGGTCCAAGAACTGGGAGATTATCTTCCGGCCGAACTTCCATATCGTGTCCGGCTTGGTCCGGGCACGGTATGTGCGGCCCGACGGGTATTTGCCGTGGGCTTACTTCCTTGTTTACAGCAGCGGCAAGCTTGGGTGGGACTGGCCGGAGCGCGTGCCGAAGTATGTTGAGGACAAGGTCAACGCCTTGACGCGCGCGCAAGCTGGATCGTTTGGGGACGGCGCGCCGAAACGTCAGGGATATCGAGTTTTATACGCTCCGTTGGGTTCTTCCCGAAAGGTAGAGTGGAGCACACACGCAAACGCGCGTGAGGCAGTGAAGGAAGCACGTCGGTTGGTCCGGCATCGCGGTGTTTCAGGGGCACACGCTCGGTATGCACCGTGGATCAGCGTCATCGTTTTGGGGCCGCGCGGTAAGCTTTACTACGAGGGTTGGAACGAATTATTCGGCCCATCTGAGAGTTGGCGGGACGTTTAGGAACAGGAGGATGCGATGAGAAGACGAACTTTTGGTTTGGCAGCATGGCCTGAGTTGCAGCGGATCGGTGGCGTTGATGATCTCGTGCTCAGCGACGATGACATCATCAAACTGAGTCGCCACGTGACGGATCGACCCGGTGGTGGCGACAGCCCACTTGCGTCCTTGCTGGGTGCGTGCCTTGTCTGGCGACGCGGCACGAATGCAGTTGGGAAGGTCATAGGCGGCGCGACCGCGAACTTCGTGGCTTACCACCTCAGCAAGGGAAAGTCCGAGTCTTGGATCGTCAAGAGTTACCGTGCACATGTTGGCCGGGTTCTTCGCGCCGAGTTGAATAAGCAGCAAGCGGAGTTCGACTCCTACTTCGAGGAGTTGTGGGAGTTGCGGCAGCATCGCCGCCGCTAAAGGAGTAGACGTGATGACTCTGTTACCTAAAGGAGACAGCTTCTAGGAACATGCAGACCAACGTCCACATTACGTCCCTCCGGCTCCATCCAAGCCGGGAGTGCGCGCGCGAGGATATTTCTCGCCGCGTTCTCGTCTCTGTGCAGGACCAGCCCGCAATGCGGACACGAGTGTTTCCGCTCGCGCAGCGTCTTGGGCACCTTCTGGCCGCAGCCGCTGCAATCTTGGCTTGTTCCTGCGGGATTCACAGCCACAACCTGCGTACCGGCGCTCTCAGCCTTGTACTTCAAGATGTTCAAGAACTGGCCCCAGCCAGCGTCTCGAATCGCCCGGTTCAACCAGCGGGGACCGCCCATCGTGGTAATGGTCAAATCCTCCACGGCGATGAAGCCGTAGCGACGGATCAATTCCAGAGCTTCTTTGTGATGAAAGTCGCGCCGCTTGTTCGCGACGTGCGCATGCAGCGCCTGCACGCGTCCCTTCGTCTTCGCCCGGCGTTTGCTTCCGGGTTTGGCCCGGGCGAGCGCTTTTTGCTTGCGGCGCAGCGTAGGCAAGGTGTCTTTGAGAAAGCGCGGGTTCGGGATCTTCGCGCCATCAGGATGCGTGGCGAAACGCTCCAGCCCCAGATCGATCCCGGTCTTCGGCTCGTGAGCGCGCTCTTCAGGCAAGATTTTCGGCGCGCCGACGTCACAGGAAAAGACGGCGTACCACTTGCCTGCTTCGCGCTTGATACAGACGGTTTTGATCTCGCCTTGCAACGGCCGGTGCAACTTGATACGCACCTTACCGACGTACTGGACGCGCAGCCTCGGGTGTGCCGGGTCGAGCAGCACAATTCCATCCCCATAACTCGGAAGCGTGAACGAGTCGAAGCGATCTCGGGGCTTGAAGCGTGGGTAGCCCGGCTTCTCGCCCGGTTTGGCCTTTTTGACGCGCCGGAAGAACGCCTCGAAGGACTTGTTGAGCTGACGCAAGGTAGCTTGCGCGCTGGAGAAGTTGAGCCGGGCGAAGTAAGCGTTCGAGCCGCGTTCGGCTTTGTACCACGCAGATTGTTCAGGGTAATTGACGCTACGTCCTTCGGCTTCCCAGCCTGCTTTGCGCTTAGCGAGGGCGACGTTGTAGAGGCGGCGGTGGGTTTCGAGCATGCTCGAAAGCTCCCCGATCTGTACCTTGTTGGGGTACAGACGGTACTTGAAGCTACGCCTCATACCTTATTTACCCTTCTGGGCCTCGATATATTCACGAACTGTCTTCTCGTTGACGTGTCCGACGGTCCCGGCGTAGTAGCTTCGACTCCAGAGGGTCGGCAAGCGCGAGCGCAACGCCGGGAATTTTTGACGCAAGATGCGCGAGGTCGATCCTTTGAGGCGGTTGATGATCTCGGCCACGCACCAGCGAGGATCGGCTTCGACAAAGAGATGTACATGATCGGGCATGATCTCCAGCGTGTGTACAGTCATGTCCAGCGTATCCGCCTTTTCACGCAGCAAGACTTCGAGTCGCGCAGCCACATCGTCGTCGAGGACGGGCCGACGATACTTGGGGCACCACACGATGTGATACTTCAAGTTGAAGACGGCTCCGGCGTTTTTGCTGCAGCGAGCTTCCATGCCGCACAGTATACACAAGACAAATACTTAATCAAGAAAGCAGGGACTGCATTCCTCCGCCACCTGAAGGAGGCGGTCCCCTGCGGGAGAAGATTATGGCTGGACCGAAGAAGACCGAGAAACGCGACCCGGGCGATCCGCTTGAGGTTGTCATACAGCCGATGCTGGAAGTGCCGAACCGAACCATCTTCTATGTGCGCAAGGTCAAGATCTACAAGCTTGGTCTGGTAGCATACGAACGCATGGCGAAACAAGGCATCCAGCCTAAATTAGCTTCGCAGGCGTTCATGGGCACGCCGCGCTATTGGCAGCTTCGCCGCCGGATCCGGCAAGAGGCTGGCTACCGCGATGATGGGTCGGGCAAGTTCATTTACCTGCCTGACGGTTACCGTGAGCGTGTGCAGGCCAACGAGAACGAACTGCTCGACGCTTTCTGGTCGGGTTGGTACGGCTGGGGAATGCTCGACCGTGGCGGGAGCATCGAGAACGCGAAGTACGACGGCCGCTGGCGCATGACCGTAGGAGATTTCTGATAGTGCCGAAGATCTATGGAAAGCTGGCGGGTGTTTTACAGGCGCGTGATGCGGCGGGCAAGTTGATCAAGCCCGTGCGGCGCATCGGTATGACGAGTATCGAGTCAACCCTCATGACGCACTATGGTGGTTTGACGTTGACGTTGGACGCGCGCGGCTACTTCTGTTTGGTAGCGCAATCGCGCAGCGGAGAAACGCTAGCTGTGCAGGAAGGTAATGTACACGCGTTGCTCGACGCCGCTGGATTGTTGGAACCAGAAGTATTGGAAGCGCTCTTGAGCGAGGAAGAGCTGCACTGATGAGTTGGGGCCGCTGGAAAGCGTGGGGTAGCTTGGGCGAACGCAGGTTCGATTCGCGCCAAGCGGCGCGGAAACCGGTACGCCCATTGCGTGTTCCAAAACCATACGAATTGCCTTCCTTCGTACCGCCTGTCCGTCCTGGTGCTGGGCGGCATGAGCATTGGACTGAAAAGCAGGTTTACCCGGATTTGCTGCGGTTTGCCGCCGAGGTGCTGAAGTTTCGCGATCCGCGACTCAAGAGCCACTTTGCGGATACAGGTAATGTCGACGCTATCGTGTACGACGCTGGGCGGCGTAGCAAGCCCTGTGCACGGTTCGAGGTCAAGAGCGCGCAGCCTTACGTCAAGGATGTACACGCACGTACAGGACGTCGTGTGGGCCGTTATCAAGTCAGCCCGCGTCAGCATGCGCTACACAAGACAGGTGTTTGCGATTTGTTCTACGTGCTTGTGCCAGTTCGGGACGAGAAGATCGAGCATGTGGGCATTTGTAATGTACCGATGATCGAGAAGGTGTTGGAGAAACCGCTTACCACGGCTATCGGTATCCATCGTATTGGTGGGTTCGAGTGCCCTGGCGTGGATGACTGGGTCAAGGCCCAGCGGGCACAAAAACGGCGTAGAATAAGTGATACGCGTGAATTTTGAGAAAACGAGGCGGTAGGGTATAGTGCTAAAAGGTAGGAGACAGGGTCATGCGCCGACGTTGCTGTTGCGGTTGGTCGATGACGACACGGAGGATGTGATTCTCGACACGCAGCTACATGTGGATGCGCTGACCCCTTCCTTCATTGAAGAGGGCCTGTTGGCTTATTTCCACGGCCACACGGGCTGGAACTTGCAAGCTGTGCAAGATTGGGAAATGGAACTCGATAGCTTACCGCCACGCCTGATCGTTTTCGTTCAGGCTGTACGGGGAGGTTGATATGTATCAAATCGGCTTCGGAGAACCACCACGCTGGGGTCGGATGGCGGGCGGCGGTCTGGGGCCGCGAGCACAGGCTGGGACGTGCCTTTACGTCGGCGAGTTTGCTGGGGGTCTTGGGCCACTGCCTGCACGCGTTCGGCCGTGGGTGCTTAGCACCTCGCGGCGGGTCCGGCTGTTCCGGCGCATGTACGGTCCCGGGTCGTTCTTGGGCGCGAGGTAGCTGTGGCCAAAGGACCATTCAATAAGATGTCTAACCGCGAGTTGAACCGGTGGATCGGGGAGTGGGAGGCGCAGGCCCCGGAGAACTTCTGGATGGACGGTCTCCACGCAGGAGGCTTTATGCGTCGGCAGGCCGCCTACAAGATGTACCGTCGCGGCTGGCGGATGCGATCCCCGGCCGAGCAACAACGCATGTTGGACGACTTGGGGCGTAGCGCCTACTACGGCTATGGTGGATACTACGGCTATGGTGGATACGGCCAGGAAATCTACCCGGAGCACACAGCCATTGGTCGGCGTGGGAAGCCGTCACGTCCGGCGCGCTATCTCGTCGAGAAGTGGCTGGAGGCGGGGCCATTCCGGTCAATTTCACCGCAGCGTCTCTCGATCCTTGACTATGGCTGTGGTCGCGGCACCGACACGCAGTGGTTCATGTCGCTGGGCTACAAGGCGCACGGCTACGATCCGGTGCCGTCCGCTGACGTGCCCTACTGTACCGGCAAGAAGCCACGCAAGAATTACCACATCGTGTTCGTCAATTACGTCATCAACGTCGTTCCGACCTTGGAAGGACGGATGGGGTTGCTCAAGTCTGCGTGGGACTGTGTCCGGCGTGGCGGTTTGCTTTATGTGACCTCGCGTCCGGTCAAGGACGTCGAGTCTGGTGCAAAGAAGGGCAAGTGGAAGCGGCACGGGGACGGTTGGTACGTCCCGTCGACGCAGACCTTCCAGAAGGGCCACAGCAACGAGGAACTCATCGAGATGGCCTCGATGCTGCCCGGCGCTGCGTGGGTCCACAAGTTCGCAGCCAGTGGCTGGGCTGGCGTGATGGTCGCGAAGAAGAAGTAGCTTGGGGAAGCTACAGTAAGGAAGAACATGTCGAACTGGAGCGAAAGGGGCGTCAGGAGATGAGTTGATGTCAACGGCGGCGAACGGCAAGCGTAAGGCGTATCAAGTCGCTGCGAAGGTCGATGCAGACCTCAAACGACGCATCGATGAATTCGCGGTTCAGTATGGCATGGAGCCGAGTGAGGCTATCCGGACGTTGTTATCTTTCGCTGTAATGCAGAATGAGGATCCCAAGACACGGATCATGTACGCGCTGTACAATAACTTGAATGTACGCTGTTACCGACTGCTTCAGGAGGGGCTGAAGGCCGGGATGGGTAATATCAATAAGTGGCTCATCGATAGCATTGGCAAGGCGATGAACGAAGAGAAGATGAACATTCCGAATGTGTAGGAGGGAGCGCGGTGGCACAGGTTGCGAGATTGCAAGCGGTTGATGCTGATACAGGTAAGTCGAAGTACACCATGGAGATCACCGAGGCTCGCGCAAGTGAGGCAGTGGTGTGGGCTGGCAAGTTCGGGTACGAGGTCGTGGATTTTCACGTGACCTTCCACGAGCCTGACACTCACAACATCATTGTGTACGTGCGCAAGAAAAAGAAGAAGTAGGCGGCTATCGTGACTGCGTTTATCTATGCCAAGAATATTGCCGAAGCCATCGAGTGGGCGAAGGCGGCACAGATCAACGCATCTTCGGAAGCCAAGATTCGCGCGTTCTACAGCCAGAACAAAGCCATCGTCGATCCTTACTTGGGTGCGCTGACACCGCTGGGTGCTTGTTCTGGTATGGCCCATGAATCAAATTTCAGCGCGACGCATACCAGTGATCCAGTCATCATGGAAAGTGGTCTTTGGTCGCTTACGCCTGGTGTAGCTATCAGGTACGACATTGACCCATTCGACATGGAATCTGCAATTTGGGCTGGGTGCCGCATGCGCAATGAGCGCATCCGCACAATCCTCAAGCTTTATCCGTGGCTCGTAAATTCAGATAAATATGATTATGCGAAGCTGACACAGAAGTTGCCGGGTAGCTTTGGCATGGGTGGTTTCGAGCAGGTCATGAGCCTCATGGGCTATACCGCGAAAGCTCCGGCGAACGCGTGGGTGCAGCGCTTCCCGTATCGCGCCATGCGCAACTGGTTTCTCAATTCCGCGAACTGGTCGCGCATCCCGAAGATCGGGCGGATGTCTCCTCAGATCGTCGCAGGACGTGTGGTACGCAGCTCGGCTGTCGATTTCATGGAACGTGTTGGTGAGATCGACAAAATCCAGCGGGGTTATTACAAGATCATCGGCCGTCCTGAATACTTGCCGCCTTTCAACTCCAGTCGTTTCATCACAATCTGGACACCGAAGATTCGCGCTTACTTCAACGATGTGATGGCTGCACCTCCCCAAGATCGTGAGAATTACACACTGTACAAGCGCTACGGTGCAAGTGGGCTAGCTGCAATGGCCTCCGGGGATCCGCACGCGTGGGCGGAAGTCTTTAAGGGTCAGCGCGCTTCTAATTTGTATCGGACTATCGAAGACGTCATCAACTATTTTGGGCATCCTGGTACAGCACTTGGGTTCATTTCGCTTGTGGGGCTGCTCGCACTTGGTGGCAGCCTTGGCGTGCTCGGCTACTACAGCTATCGTGATCGGCGCAGGTTCGGCGCAGGCTGGCAACAGCTTCGTGCACGTTTCCAGGATCGGGCGGGGGTGTGAAATGGTACGCGTTTTCCTAGAAGTTGCGCGAACGCCGAAAGAGCAGCGGCAAGGGCTGATGCACCGGCGACAGCTTGTTCCTGATAGAGGAATGCTATTCGTATATGATGAGCCGCGCGAGCGTTGCCTCTGGATGAAAAATACACACATCCCGCTCGACATGATCTTCTTGGACCATAAGCACGTCGTTGTTGACGTGATCGAGAACGCTGCGCCGCGCACGACACGGAGACGCTGCTCTGCGGCCCCTGCACAGTACGTGATCGAGGTCGTGGGCGGCTTCGCACGCAAGCACGGGATTCGGCCAGGATCACGGGTCGAGTTCGAGGGGTTGACATGACACGTAAACTTCCAAAGCTTCCTGTGGTGCAGAAAGTAAAGGTGTATCACGTTGGTAAAGAGCCTTCAGCTAAACCCAAACGTAGACGTTTCTCGCTTGAAGGTCCGGGTTTGTCTGTCTCCGAGCATCCACAAGAATGGAGCCGCATAGCGCGTCTTGGCGGTGTTGTTTGGGAGCTTCAGCGTGTGCGTGGAGATGGTGTATTCGTCGATGTGCACGGCATCACAAAAAAGCAGAAAGCGACCATCCTCAACCGCGCTGTGGAAACAGGTTGGATCACGCCTGCAACCCTTTGGCGATTCACGTATTACGACGACGAGGCCGACGAGGAACGCTTCTTTACTTTCGCTACGCGTGAGGAGGCTGCGGACGAGTCGGAGGGCTGGGGTTATGCTGCTGAAGAGGGTGTAACAGAGATCACTGGTCACAAACCGGCACAACAGTTGCTGTGGCATTGGGCGCAGTTCTTTTCCGACCCTTTTGATCTCGGGATGACGGAAGAAGTCGTGCTCATGGCGTTTATCGAAGCGATAGGCTTGTACGACGGTTTGTGGTGGCGCGAAAAACTGGACCCGTCCCTCCTATCGGCCCCACGCGGCGTGATCTTTCAATCCAAGTTGATGGATTGGTGTTGGAAGGCTGTGGGTAAACTATGACGCGGGATCAAGCATACCATCGTTGCGTGCGGCAAGAATGGCAGCGGGACCAAGCCCTGCGCCGGTCCGGCGTCACCTGCATCTTCGTGGAGGCTGAGCCTCGATGCGCGATGCGCTTCGGGCTGACGCAGGCCGAGCGGCAAGCTGCGTGGTCGGGCTTCGGTGAAGAGCCTGTCATCGAGGAGGTGCCGGTCACGACAGCCGCGCTCCAGCCGGGGCCGCCCATCCCTGCCGCACTCGTGGGCATTTCCATGGGTGGCCTCGCGCTCTTGGTTGGTAGCTTCGTCAGCGCAGCCTTCACACGGGATCTAGGGCATGGCGCACTCGTGGCGCTAGGACCGAGCATCATCGCAGGCGTGCTCGCAGCGCACGTGCACCGTACAGACCCGGCGCTGTCGGCGAAGATCATCAGCACGACGACGGGCATGCGCGTCAAGCCTGTGGTCGTGCAGCAGCCAGGAGATTGACATGGTAAGGCGAAGAAGATCTCGCAGGGAGCCGGAGACGGACGCGTTGATCACCATCAAAAAGTGGTATGGGCAATGGCCGGACGAGGTGTGGCAAGAAATAGTTGAGAGAAGGTGTGCGAGCTACGGCGAGGGAAAGCAGCCTGACGAAAACCTCGCGGCTGAATTGATCCAGCGCGCCAAGGATGGCGAGCGCTACATCAAGCAAGGGAACGCCAATCTTGCGTGGCAGACCTACGATGCGCTCAGGTGGCGTCTGGAGCAGATGATGGAAAGGCTAGAGTCATGAAACGCAAGTGCCAACAGTTCAAGCAGACGAAGGCTGGGAAGCGGTGTGCGAGCTACAGCGACATCAAGATGGACTGGGATCTCGCACCGCATGAGCAACGCGAATACCTAGACACCAGCGATCCCGTCAGCGCCATCGAAGAATCCATCTTGGATTCGCTACAGGCCGCCGAGGTGTTGCGGAAGAAGCATCCACGTTCCAAGAACCTGAACTGGGCGGTCGAAGACTTGCATGCAGCGCACACCCACTGGAAGCAGCAGAACCACTTCGGTGCGTTGGCGTATCTCAAGCACGCCGCCCGACTCACGGCGATGGCGCGGTGAAGCTGAATACGGCCGCGCTCGCGTACGATCTATACTAGATCGATCTTCCTTGTCCTGACCCTGCCTTTTCCGCCCTCACCATGAAGATTTCCACTTGACACTCGTCGAAGGTGCTGGTATATCAGTTGGCTGCGAGGTTGCGTGACTCTACAGTTTAGGCTGTAGCACCCATCGTTCTTTGAAAACAGAGTCGACTCGCTTCATTGCGCGTCACAGGCAGGGTAGGGACAAGCGGGCAAGTTTCGGACTCGCGGGGTCATGCCCCGATGCTCGTCTGGCGAGTGTGGGTCCGGGTTACTTCGATTTTGTAAACCAAAGTCCCGGGCCGACAGTTTCTCGCCGCTTCGTCAAGCGACCGCCCTCCGTACGGTCGATTGGCTTTCCCTGTGCATTGCTGGTCGCAGGCTCAAGAACCTGCTGCCAGCGCTGAGACGAGTGTAGGTAGGGGTTACTTCGCTTACCATAATCAGGCAACCCAGGCCGAGAGGCCTGGATACGTTCCCCGACCGGCAGTTTCTCGTCTCTTTTTGATTGTACCCTCGGTTTCGGTTCGGCCGCGCCGAGGGTGATTGGTCGCCGCACTTGCTTGTGGTGCGTTGCTGGTTCGTGGATCAAGCACCGTGTGCCAGCACTAGGACGAGTGTAGATCAGGGTTACTTCGCACTATGGATGCCGTGGTTGCAGGTTCGAGTCCTGTCAGCGGCCGTGAGGCTGCTGTAGCTCAATTGGCAGAGCACGTAAAATTTCTCTGGTCGACAGTTTCTCGTCCTTCTTTCTATCCTGCTGGTCGCGTCTTGACGCCTCCGGTGGATACGGTGCGCGCGGATCAAGAACTTCGCGCACCGGCTGGAACGAGTGAAGGCTGGGGTTACTTCGTTTATTGGCAAACAATCGTGCCCCAGCCGTCGGTTTCTCGTTCCTTTCCGGGCTGCGGCGGAGATGCGTCGTCCGCGTGGGGTCGAAACCCGGTGGTCCGGCCAAGGCGAGTGAAGATAGGGGTTACTTCGTCATTTGACTTCTAATCAAAAAAGACTCTGGGCTACAACGCCCAGGTAACGTGCCCTTGTCGTCAGTTTCTCGCCTTATTTGAAGATTCTCGCTGCATCCGCGGCACAAACGAGGAGGCTCTGTTTCCAAACTCGCAAGACAACGCGGAGAAGGAAGGGAGGACGTCATGTCGAAGCTCAACACGGCGCGCGCAGGCGTAAAGGCTCGTACGGCTCGGGTAGTCAATCATCCCGACGCCACGACCAATGTGGCCGGGGGCTTGGCGTTCAAGACGGACGCCAAGACGCGGCTTTACAAGGCGGTCGTGACCAGCCTGGTGGGCGAGAACAAGTTCTATACCTCTGGGGCGAAGCACGACGCGATGATCCTCAAGGACATCCAGGCCGTTGCCAAGCAGGATCCCGAGTGGATCCTCAAGCTCGCGTCTTACGCGCGTAACGAGATGTACCTCCGGTCCGTTGCGGTCGTGTTGCTGGTCGAGGCGTCGCACATCCTAGAGTGCCGTCCGTTCGTGCGGCAGTGGACGCCGCATATCCTCAAGCGGGCCGACGAGCCGAAGGAGGCGTTGGCTTACGCGCTGAACCGTTTCGGTCGTCCGGTGCACATCGGGCTGCGTCGGGGCATTGCTGATGCGATGCTCAACTTCGACGAGTACCAGTTGACGAAGTACGACTCGCGGCGCAAGGCCGGTGAGATCACCATGGTCGACGTGCTGCGCTTGGCGCACCCGCGTCCGCAGAACAAGTCGCAAGAGGCGTTGTTCGGTTACTTGCTCGGCAAGGAGGTCGATGGTGATCTGATCCTGAAGGTCACAGCGAAGCGCGAGTTTGATGCCCTCACCGAGTGGGGTGTGGAGGCGAAGCGTCTCATGCAGGATGGCCACGTCACGTGGGAGGTGGCGGCGACCAAGTTCGGCAACAACAAGGCGGTCTGGGAGTCGCTGGACCTGCCGTACATGGCGGCGCTGCGCAACCTGCGCAACATGATCGAGGCTGGTGCCGACATCACGAAGGTGCTGGAGATGATCCGCGATCCGGAGCAGGTGAAGCGGGCCAAGCAGCTTCCGTTCCGCTTCTTCGCGGCTGCGCAGGCGCTGGGCAGCGGTGAGCGCACGTCTTTCGGGTACTACAACGACGCGTTCTGTGACCCCTTCTCGTCGAAGGGGACGGATCCGTTTATTACGAAGGAGGCGCGTAAGGCACTGGGCGATGCGCTGGAGCACTCGGTGAGCAACATCCCGGCGCTGCCGGGTCGTACGCTTGTCATGGTCGACATCTCCGGCTCGATGAGTTGTGCGGTGTCGAAGCGCTCGGACGTGTGTTGTCGTGACATCGCGTGTCTGTTCGGCGCGGCGGCGGCGCGGCGCATGCAGAACACGCTCGTGGTGGCCTTCGCGGACAACTACAAGTTCGTGGACGTCTCGGACATGCGCGTGATCAGCGGCATGAAGGAGATCATGAAGGCGACGGACCACACGGCGACGTATGCCCACAAGCCGATCAATCACCTGACCCGTCACAAGACGAAGGTAGATAGGATTGTGCTGCTGTCCGATATGCAGTGCTACACGGAGGGTGGTGGTTTTGATCGTGATTCGTTCCCGACGGCCATGGCGGAGTACAAGGCCAAGGTGAATGCGAACGTGAAGTTGATCAGCATCGATTTGCAGGGCCACGATACGTCCGTGATGCCGCAGGACGAGCCGAACGTGGCATTGCTCTCGGGTTGGTCGGAGCGCATCTTCAACTTCGTCGAGGCGTTCGACCGTGGTGCATTGGATGCGAGCGAGATGATCGCTGGCTACGAGCCGCGTGCTTCGCGGCGTCCGTACTGGACGAGTATCGAACCGGTTACGGCCAAGGTCAAGGCAGCCGCAGCGAAGCCGACCAACAGTAAGGGTCCGTACTCACTTGATAGCATCGCGGAAGCGTGTGGCGTGACGCGTAGCACGGTCCAGAAGTGGGTTCGCGCGGGCAAGCTTACGGTACTCAAGCGTAATGGTGCTGTGACCGTGTCGCGTACGGCGCTGGCCAAGTTCATCAAGGCCAGTCCGCGTTACAAGGAGCTGGTCAAGCGGCTGGCCGCGTTTCACTGAGGAGGACAAGATGGCTGAGGGGAAGACAGAGAAGCTCATTGCGCAGATCGTCGTTGAGGGCGATTGTGTGATCTTGTACTACGTGGGTGATCCGGTGCCTGAACGGATTTCACGGCACAACATCGAGCGCGTCACGGTCAGTTTGCGTGATCCCGAAGGCCCGTGTGTCTGGATCGAAGACCGTGTAGCTCCTATAGTGGACCCTACGCAGCCTGCCCCATCTGTCGAGCCGGGATCTTGAGTTCTTTTGTGATTCGGGTTAGTATCCAATCTTCTGACCGGCCAGCCCCATGTCTGGACGGTTGTCACTCCTTTCTAGGGGTCTGCGTTCTTCGGGGCGCAGACCTCTTTTTTTATCGAGGTGTAACCTGAAGCCAGACCTCCCCAAGGGGCCGTTTGCAGCTATTGTTGCAGATCCGCCATGGTCGTTCGATGATAAAGGTACCCGGCTCGCTCCAAGTTACAAGGGCAAGCAGCGTAAGGACAAGACCAAGAAGCACTACAACGTGCTTTCGCTCAAGGACATCTGCGCGCTGCCAGTTGGTGGCATCGCCGCCGACGACACTTACCTCTTCCTCTGGATCCCGGCAGCGCTGCGCGAGTCGCCTTGCTATCAGATCGAGAAGGAAGACTCCGACGAGATGTGGTACAGCCAGCGCCGTAAGGATGCTTGTCAGAAGGATGTTGTGGCGTATTCGTGTACCGGTTTTCATCGTGCGGTCATGGAAGCGTGGGGTTTCACGCCAACCGGGGCTGAGATCATCTGGATCAAGGGGCGCATTCCTGTGGTCAAGGTGCAGCCTTGTGATGAGGTCATCGAGGTGCAGCCTACCTTCGTCCTTCAGATTGGTGGTGGGCATACTGTGCGCAACGCTCACGAGGTCTGTGTTATTGGTCGTCGAGGCAAACCTACACGGCTGGACAAGGGCGTACCTTCTGTTATAGTGGCGTCTCGTGGGGAGCACTCAGCAAAGCCCGATGCATTCTACACGCTTGTGGAGCGTCTCTGTCCAGGTCCGTACATCGACCTTTACGGCAGGCGGCGCGCAAGCGATAGCTGGGACGTTTGGGGCGATGAGGCACCGCAGAAGGAGCCATGATGCAGCGCGAATCGGAGGAGATCGCGGTCATCGAGCAGTCCGCTTACTTTGGCATGTGTTTGATGCCGAAGCATTTGCTGGAAGTCGCGGAAGCGACATCCGATGAAACTTTCAAGGAGTACGTCTGTCAGTTACTGATCAATATGCAGCAGTCCGCGGATCAGCCTGCGCTGCACAAGCTTGCGAGCGCTCCGAGTGTTCGTTTTTATATTGATCTTTTCCTTGACACCATCGCTGCTGGCGTGCCCGAAGAACTGGTCGAGAGTTTGCGGCACACAGACCGGAAGATTCGCCTTTTGGCCGCGCGCAGTCTCTATGTGGAAAGCGGCGGCGTTGATCAAGAGGCCTACACGCTGATCCAGCGACTACTTGATGCCGGACCAGCCATTTCGGTCGAGGCGCGTGAGGAATATCTTGGAGCACTGGACGCACAAGCGTCGAAGAAATCAAACGGAGACTAGGAGGACGACGTGGGACGGAAAGATCAACAACCAGAGGTGATGATAGGTGTCTCGTTTATTGGGCTGTTCAAGTGCGAAGATGATGATTGCGGTAAGCTCTTCATCAAGTCGATAGATTATTACTTCCCGATGCCCGGCGCGCCGGACGATCAGCAGCCTCCGGCTGAGGTGGCGATCACGTGCCCGGGTGGTCACGAGAAGGTGAAGTTCATCCAATCCATCGAGAAGACACCGCTCACAGCGGCGCTCGACGATGGCCAACGATGAATTCACTGGCGAGGAGATCGAGCAGTTAAAGCAGGCGCTTTACGAAGCCGTCTTCACGCCGCTCTTCTTCGCACGGCTCGTCGCCGATGTACCCGGTGATTTTGCCGATCCGGCTGTGCAGGGCCTCAAGCTGGGTATGGCCACACAGGGCTTGGTGTCGCTGCCCAAGAGCTTGCTCGAACGCTTCCCGGCGCTGCGCAAAATCCTATGGGATCAGCGCTACGCGCGAGACGTCAAGAAACGTTTCATGTTGTTGAAGGTGCAGGGTGCGGATGCACTACCTGTCGACTTTGAGACGCTGATCCCGGGTATCAATATACGCCAGTTCGCGCATGAGGCATTCGGCCCGGCTGCGCTTAACGCACTGGACGACATGAAGAAACTCGTGCAGGAGATCCCGCGCGACGACATCGATCCGCACTTGCACATCTACACAGATGGTGGGTGCTCCGGCAACCCCGGGCCGGGTGGTATCGGTGTCGTATGGATCTACGGCGATACACGCGATGTCCAGGAGCACTGGGAAGCGGCGGGCCACAAGACGACAAATAGCTACGTGGAGCTGTTGGCAGTGCAGCGTGCGCTGTCCATGCTCTCGGATGAGGAGCGCCAGAAGTCCATCACGTTGCATACCGACTCGCAGTACGTCTATAACATGCTCGTCAAGAACTATCGGGCTAAAGCGAACCAGGAGCTGATTGCTGAGATTTTCGGCCTCATGCAAGGACTCAACATCGAGATCCTCAAGGTGCCGGGTCACGAGAAGGTGTGGGCGAACGAGCGCGCGGATAAGCTCGCGACGCAAGGTGTGCACGAAGCACGCAGGAAGTGGCAGACGTTCAGTGGCTGATGTCTATTTCCATAGCCGCATAGCGTGCTACCGCGAGTTCTCCAACTTCTATGTAGCCCCGTTCGAGGTGGGCGGTGTGTGTTGGGCCAGCGTCGAGCATTACTACCAGGCGCAGAAGACCGATGACGACGCGCAAGCCGCATGGGTCCGCAAGTCGCAGAGTGCGGGTGAGGCCAAGCGGCGTGGCCGTCGTGTCAAGCTGCGCTTCGACTGGGATCGGGTGAAAGGCAGCGTCATGCTCACAGCGCTTCGAGCCAAGTTTACGCAGAACATTCACTTACGCGACCTGCTACTCGGGACCGGCGACGCGCGGCTGCACGAAGACTCGCCGGATGATTTGTACTGGGGTGTACGCGGTCACGATAAGTTAGGTGAACTACTCATGCGTGTGCGTGACGAGCTTCGTGCTGCAACTTTGTTAGGAGGAGACATGCGCGAAAAACAGTGGCGCAAGGACAAGGACGACGAGCCGGTCGATTTCGTCAAGGAGCTTGGCTTCGACAATACGATGGGCATCGTTGGCGACAAGACGATCCACACCGAGAAGCTCTTCTTCGTCGATGGGTTCGGCAACAACTCCTTCAACGCGACGGACGAGGCAATCGAAGAGGCCATCAAGAGTTGGCGTCACGACATCGAGACGCTGGAGTTGTACCTGAAGAACGGCAAGAATAATAACACGCACGAGTGGAAGCCGGAACCGTGAAGATTGGTGTGACAGAGCGCGGCGACGCCGGGCTGAACTTGGTCTGGCTGGAGGCGTTGAAACGTGGTGTCGTCGACGGGGTCATCGCGATCACGAAGGCCCCGCAGAACCTGCTCGGTCGTAAGCTACCTGCACAGGTTGTCGTACATTGTACGATCACAGGTCATGGGGGCACGGCACTTGAGCCGGGCGTCCAACCGCCCGAGGTTACGCTGGACGCGTACCACGAACTGGTCGCTCGCTATGGCGGCGAACGCATCGTCCTACGCATCGACCCTATTCTCGCGTGCGATCCGGCCATGGCTACCAAAGCAGAGCATGTCCACAGCTTCGCGCAAGGCCGCGTGCGTATCAGCTTCATGGATTTCTATGATCATGTACGCGAACGGTTCGCGGCTGCGGGTATTGTATACGACCAACCGGACTTCGACGCGCCACAGATCCTGCGGCGCGACATCTGGAAGAAGCTCGGGCAGCCCGAAGTCTGTGCGGAGCGCGGTATGGTTTGTACTGGGTGCGTTACAGCGCGGGATGTGAAAGCTATGGGCTTGATGGAGGAGCTAAGTGGGATCACAGACGCGAGACAGCGCAGGTATTGCTGCTGCGCCGCGGAGAAGAAGGAGCTTTTCGTCTCCCGACAGCGGTGCAAGCATGAATGCTTGTACTGCTATTGGCGGGACTGAGGAGGTGTTTGATGTGTGCGAGTGTGTATGACCCTACGTGGAACGTGACTTTTGGTTGGGGTGGTTTACCTGCGGAGCAAAAGATCCGTGTGCGTGACTACCGCACCCCTGTTCCAATGCACGCGAAGCGCCATCGTCTCTCAACACGCGCCCAACAAGTGGGCTTGCTTGCGCTCGATCTTGTAGAACGTGTCCCCGGCCTCAAGGTCGACTCTATGCGTGTGTCTTCAGCGGCTGCTGAGTTCTGGACAGCAGAGGCGGATCGTGTCGACTTCGCGTGGGCTTGGGACACATTGCCGTTCGACTTCGTGCACGCGCGCCCCCGTAACGCTTCCACAGGTGCTGCTGTCAGGCACACCCGTCCCTGCACGGCACACCCGCAAACAACCGTCATTTTGCGTGTGCTTGACAACATAAGTTTGGAACTACGTAGTTATTGTCCGCGTTGCTGGCGCACCTACGGCCATAGTGTCGAGTACGCACGAACGCGGGTCGACGATTACAAGGACATTCACCTTCATGCTGAAGCGCTGGCCGATGCGTGCCACGCATGGCAGCCGACGCAACAATAGAAGGTGGAATTATGAGGATAAGCTTCTGGTTTAACGGGACGGACGAGGAATGCCTCAAGCTGGCCGCACGCCTTGTGAAAGAGACTGAGGCCGAGGTCATCCACTCCCGAGGAATGCAACCAACGATGGGGCTGGACGGCGTTGTGCACTACGGCCTTGAAGACATCAAGGCGGCGCTGAAAAAAGTCGGAGTCGTCGATGACCAAGAATCTTCCAAGCCCCCGGATTTTATCCGTGGGGAGCGTGTCAATGATGTTGTGTAAGCACACGGACGGGCGGGTAGTGTGCCCACACGATAACGGTCCACTACCGTGCTCCGCAAGCCTGTGTCCACCTGGGGCTGACAACCGTGATTGCACCATCCCGTGCGCTTGCAAGCCCGACGCTGGTGGGAATACGTATACCGAGGATATGCCTTTATTGCCTATAGGGTTGACGTGTGCTGATTGTGCGAACCACCGGTTGTGTAGGGAACGAGTCAAGCTTTTCAGCGAGACGTGGATACGATGCGCGTTTTCGCCGAGCAGGTTCTGCCCTGATGGAGGCGGTGTTGCGGTAGTGCTCAAAGCGCTCCAAGCCAGCCAGCGGAACAGCGCAAGAGTCCAGGCACGCGTAGACGAGTTCACGCAGTGGATTTCTGCGCGTTACGCGCTTCAGTGCCAAGAGCTGCACGAATTGCGTATGATCATGACCAAGCTCCGCGAGCTTGGGCTAATCGAGGAAACCAGACACCCCGACGAAGGAGAAGCGACATGACGAAAAGAAACGTGTGGAAGTGCGATGTGTGCGATAGTGAAATCACTAGACGACTTGTGGCTAACGTGCGTATTTGGGTAGATTTTGGACCTGAGTACGACTCAGAAAAAGTCAAGCACTCCGAACTGGAAGGGTTCAATCCTGGACCGACAACGTTTCTGTCTGTCCACAATGGACGGATGTTGTGCCTGAAGTGTTTCAAGAGCGAGTATCCGGAGGATTACAAGAGAGCCGCGAAGTTGGCAATCGAAAAGACGCCGTGAAGTGGCTCGTCTATATGCTTCGGTGGGGTGGGTGCCGCAGTAAGCTCGTGACCCAGTGCCGGGGCGAAACCTGTGCACAAGGCGTGATGTGCACGCGGGTTCGGATAATGACGCGCATATAGCGATGCGCGTAGTGTTCGACGTTTGCTTGAACCCGCGATGTCTCTGGTTGAGCCTGCCGTGGGCGTTCAAGTCCTGGAACCAGTGGCCAGAGGCGAAAGGGTGCTGCCCGCGGTGCGGTGGGATGATCGACGTGTCGCCGGACCTGGCGCTGAAAGAGCACTGGGAACGCGTTTGCGCGCTCTTGTCCCGACCCTGCCTGCAGAAGCGGATCTAGTATAGACGCATGGGTACTGCAAAATCTGACACAACTTGACAAGTTTTTTCGAGAAATGGTATATCAAAAGGCGTGATGCGGAGTAGGCAAGTCCGGCAAGCCGTCAGGCCCATAACCTGAAAATCACGGGTTCAAATCCCGTCTCCGCTACTGATGATGCCTGATTTCAACGGTGCGCACGCCCTTCAAAAGGTCGACGAAGATCTTGCGAAGTTGGGACCTTGTGCAGCATGCTTGTACATGCGCTACAACAGCTCTGAAGACCGTCTCGATTGCACGTTACATACGTGTGGGACGAAAGCGGACTGTACGTGTCTGGGTTGGGAAGGCAGGGACGGGACAAAACCACGGTTGAGCCGTGCGGCGCGTGATTTGATCAAAGAAGGCCACGTGATTATCCACCCTGTTGTGCGCAAGGAGTCTTAACATGCCCTACAGTGTGGCAGTACACGGCTATGGTGGCTCGGCCCGTTTCCAATCCTATCACCCGCCTGCGCTGTCGCAGCGCTGGCTCGACACAGTGTGCCACCGCAACCCGGAGGCGGTGACAGCGTTGTACGCCGAAGACGCTGTGCTTGTTGGAACTGTGGCACAGAAGATCAAGCAGGGTCGGCCTGCGATCAAGACCTACTTCGACAAGTTCCTCGCGAAGAAGGATGTCTGTGGCCGTTTCACCTCACACCTCGTGCAGGCGTACCCGGGCTGGGCGATCCATTCCGGAACCTACGTCTTCGAGTGGGTCGAGGGTGGCAAGCGCGTTGTGGTGCCTGCGCGCTTCACGTTCGTTTGGGTGGCGACGAAGGACAGCGGCTGGAAGATTGCTAATCACCATTCATCTGCGCTGCCTGAATAAATGAATCCCTCGGACTATGCAGAGCAGTTGGGTGTCCTTTTGGAAGGGCACCGGTCTGGGTCGGTCTTGTGGATCGATCAGCTTCTGGTGCCATCGAGGCTACGCGGCGAGGGCCGTGGAACCAAGGTCGTCAAGTTTCTTGAGGCGTGGGCGCGTCGGAACGGAATCTTGACATCCTCCCCGCCCTAAAGGACGGGGATTCCTGAAGGAGAATGATGCGAAGATCGCTCACAATTTCCAGGTTGGTTCACGGTTCGACGGATCGTGCCTCTACGAGCC